GTGGGAATAACTCCATTCCGTCAATCACTGTAGACGCGAAAGGTCGCGTAACAGCGGCATCGACCGTTACGCCAAGCGGAACATGGGCAATCTCAATTATCGGCGATGTCACTGGCGATGTCACTGGTAATTTAACCGGCAATGTCACTGGTAATTTAACCGGCAATGTCACTGGTAATTTAACCGGCAATGTCACTGGTAATTTAACCGGCAATGTCACTGGAAATGTCACTGGAAACGCAAGTACAGCTACTTCTTTAGTAACTTCTAACTTTACTGTTGTTGAAGCAGGTGGGGTTCTTCAGTTTAAATACGGATCAACTGTAGTAATGTCAATGTCTTCTACTGGTAATTTAACTGCGGCATCAAACATAACTGCTTACGGTACACCATAATGAAAAACGGTAAAGAATATTTTTAAGAAAGATAAAAACTAAATGTCATTACAAGGTTCCGGTGCGATTAGCCTTGCCAACTTGGCGGCTGAGTTCGGTGATAGTCCTCCATATTCCATGAGTGAATACTATCGTGGTGGAGCTTTAGTACCTGCATCTATTCCATATACGGCTACTGCAACTGAGGGACCGTATTACACTCAAGGCGCAACTTCCTGGCTCACTTGGTATAACGGCGGCGAAACAGGCAATAGCGCCCAGTGGGGAGGCGGCAGTGTAGCTGATAATATTCCAGCAGGGACTTACTCGATATCTATCGGGGGATATCTATATTATAGGTCTTATTATGTTGCCCACGATGATAAATTGAGTCTCGATGAATATGCAATCGCTCGAAATTCTTACTACACGGCCTATGAAACAGTCAATACGGGAATACCTGGCAGCGGACAAATTAGTCTTAATCAATTTTACGGAGGAAGAAAAACATGAGTGATATTACAATTAAATTAACATCTTTGAAGTTGATAAACAACGATCAACACACCAATGCGATAGCAGAAGCCTATGTGGAGGTGGAAATATCAGACGAATCAAAAACGACCAAACATATGGTAATTGGTAAATTTGACACATCTAATATTCCTAATTTTACAGACTTTTCCAATATAACCAATGAACAAATTATCGAATGGGCTTTCTCTCAGTTTAATGGACAAGATAAGTTATTGGAAGGTTTACAAAAAGTTCATGATAATGCTCCTTCCGATCAGACAACTATCACATCTGCTCCAGGAATTAATGGTTTCAAATTTGGAAAGATTTCTGTATGAGTTTAATGAATATATCCAGCCAAGAAATTTATGGTGACGTGATAGCGCTTACTTTAATAACTCCACCACATACGATTGTTCCTATTGTTGTGGAATCTCAAGTGACTAGTACAAATTTGGATCATTACGGCATTATTCTGCGAGGATCTGCAAAATTGTATGATCCGAATGATGCATTAGTTGCTTCTTGGATCGAAGGAACTACAGATGATACTTTTCCAATGACATATGAACGGGGTGTGTATACATTTAAGGTCGGTGCTGAAGAAACTGAACATGTTTGTTTTTCTAAAATGAGATCATTGATAATCCGTGAAGAATTAAAAATGATTGCAGGAGAATCAGTTACTTTGGAAAACAAAAAATGTATTTTAGTTGCCAAAGGTGAAGCACTACTCAATGGTGTTGCAATTACAGGACCATATATTGTTGGTGTACATTCACCAACTGTTCAAGTTGTAGCTACTACAGATTGTTTTGTAATAGGAATTAAATAGTATATAATGATGTTTATATAATGAAAGTGTGAATGTTTAATTTTTGTCCTCCCAAAGTCCTTACTGACCTAAAATCTCAAACCTTTCCTGATGGTAAAAGATATTATACTTTACCTGATGGTACAAAGTTACCTTCCGTTACTACCGTTCTTGGTGCTCAAAAGACAAGATACGATCCATAGGTGAGTGGAGATCCATTCTCTATTAACCGAGTAATGGAGAGATCATGGCTGTCTTTGCAAAAAATCCATTAAGCGCTGCTTGAGTAGAACCATAAGTCTCTTGCATAATACCCAAATACCCTATAAAATCAGCACATTAGGAGATACACATGTCTGCCCTGTTTAAAAACAATGCCACTGCATTACTTGCAGATATTCTTGAAAAACATCTTGGTATGGTGGAGAAGCTTCGCTATACTGCGGTTGAGAAGTCCGACACACCTATTCAGAATCTAATTGATACGGCTGTGGAAACTTATTTATCTACGCTTTACAAATTACGTAACCTAAGCTGAGAACTTGATTATGGCCGATAAACCACAACTCCCATTAACAGACGAACAGCTCGGGGTTTAATATGGATTGGAAAGACATAGTAAGAACAGTAGCCCCGACAGTTGCGACAGCGCTAGGCTCACCACTGGCCGGCACAGCCGTCAGAGTTCTCTCTGAAGTATTCTTAGGTAAAGACGATGGTACTGAGGCCCAGATCGCAGAAGCGGTCAAGAACGCCACTCCAGAACAGCTTCTAGCCCTCAAGAAGGCCGATCAGGACTACGCGGTACAGATCAAGCAACTGGACATCAAACTCGAGGAAGCCTATATCAGTGACGTGCAGGACGCTCGCCACGCTCACTCGAGCGACGCAAGAGTGTTTTGGCTAGGTATCGCAATTCTTATTACATTCTCACTCATCATGGGTGCAGTCATGTGGACGGCTCACTCTATGCTCCTGGGCGGAATGACCATTAAAGACCCATCCATTGTGGCTGTAGTATTCGGCTTGGTAGGAACAGTTCTCGGTTATGTAGCCTCGAACGCGCAACAGGTGGTCGGTTACTTCTTTGGCTCATCCAAGGGTAGCTCAGACAAAACCGAAGCAATGGCAAAAGCGGTGGCCGGTATTGGGCAGGGTAAGTAGGTTTTGATTGCCAAATAGAGCAAAATAGAGTAATATGTCGAACTTCGATAAGGAATAATGATATGGCTACAGCAGGCGAATTCGTAGGTTTAATGTTCTTTGAACGTTCAGTGGCTCACGCCAATCACCTGACTACGAGCATGTTCTCACGTCATGATGCTCTTCAGAAGTTCTATGAAGGCATTGTTGAGCTGGCTGATTCCTTCTCAGAAGCCTATATCGGTCGCTTTGGCGACATCGATGAAATTCAGATGTCTTGGGCAAGCCCTGAAGAAGAAATCATTGACTTCTTGCAAGGCTCATTAGAGTGGATTGAAGCCAATCGCTACATGGTGGCCCCACAGCGCGATACGGCCCTTCAGAACATCATTGACGAGATCGTTAGCTTGCACTTGTCGACCCTGTTCTTGCTTAGACGCTTGATGTAAGCCACAACTGACAAAATCCCCGTAGTTCTCCCTTTGGAGCGATGACAATGAACACATACACTTGGACGTTCTCAGAGCTGGATGTCGACCCGTCATGCCTCGGATTTACGGATGTTGTTCGGCGAGCGGTATGTCAGCTCCACGCAACTGACGGACTAGGTGGTACAGCAGAACAGGTACATAAAGTCCGATTACAAGACCCTACATCAGAGACATTCACGGCATTTGCTGATCTGACGCATGACCAGCTTGCCACATGGGTTGAAGAAGCCTTGGGATCTCTGCAACTGGAAGCTATCAAGCAGTGGTTGGATAAAGTTCTTCTCGAACAGAGTTTTGTTAAAACTGTGCCACCTTGGGTTTAAAATGTTATCATTGCAATAAGTCAGTAATGACTTGACAATATAGGAGTATGTACAATAAAATTGCCGATAAATTTGAGGAACCCATGCCCGCCGCAAAGCTAAATCTCACAGTCGAACAAGAAGCGACGTACAGAAAGCGCCTGATTTGGCGGGATAAGAACCGTCGAGTTATTAACTTAGGCGGTTACACGGGAAAGATGCAAATCCGCGAAACCTATACAAGCAATACTGTACTGTACGAATTATCTACAGTAAACGGCAGAATGAGCTTATCTACTGCTGGGGTGATCGAGCTGAATATTTCTTCGAACGACACAGCAAGTTTGAAAGGCGGTGTCTATGACATCGTTTTAACAGCGCCAGACGGCACAGATATTCGCCTGGCACAAGGGAAGTTAATGGTCTCTCCAGCCGTAACGAAGGATTAATCATGGCCACGTGCGATACAGAAATCATCCTGGAGGAAGTCGTTGTTACGGAAGTTTTATCCGAATCGACGCAGGGGCCACCTGGCCCTAGCACTATTGGAGGTTTCGGCGTAGTTGTCAGCAACATCGGAGACGATGATGTATTGGCGGTTAAGAACGGAACCTGGGTAAATAAACCGCAAACACAACTGACTGATGGTGGAAATTTCTGATGAACAGGAAGCAACGCCTATATTACGAGTTTGGCGCGGAAACAGCAAAGGCGTATGAAACATGGGTTGGAATGCGCAGGCGAATTAGAAGTCCCAGACTAGAAAAAGGTGAGGCAAATTACGCTTCTGTGAAAATTTGCAAAAGTTGGGAAAGGTTTGAAACGTTTTTAAGCGACATGGGTTTGCCAAAGCTAGAGGACTCAATCGATAGAATCGATTCGGCTGGAAATTATGAGCCAAGCAATTGTCGTTGGGCATCCGCATTGACGCAATCGAGAAATCGCAAATGCGTAAAGTTAAGTGAAGAAAAAGTAGCAGAAATCAGAAGTTTAGAAAGAACAGCATCACAAGCAGAAATTGCAGAAAAATTTAATGTTTCACAAGTAATGATTAGTTCGGTACTTAGAAACAAATCGTGGACATAGTTAAAGGAGTTAAAACATGAGCAATACTTTACGAATCAAACGCCGTGCCGCAGGTGGAGCCGCAGGCGCCCCCGCCTCGCTACAGAACGCAGAATTAGCGTACAACGAACAAGACGATACCCTTTACATTGGTAAAGGAACTGGTGGTGCTGGTGGTTCAGCTACGACTGTCATCGCTATTGCGGGTCCTGGAACATACGCTCCTTTAGCCAGCCCAGCTCTAACTGGCACTCCAACAGCGCCAACAGCGTCAGCAGATACCAGTACAACTCAGTTGGCGACAACCGCTTATGTATTAGGTCAGGCTTCCTCAACAACACCTATCGTTAACGGCACAGCCGCTATCGGTTCATCTTTGAAGTATGCCCGTGCAGACCACGTTCACGGCACAGATACAAGTCGCGCCGCTGTAGCGTCGCCTACGTTCACTGGTACACCAGCGGCTCCAACAGCCGCCGCTGATACGGTCACAACACAGCTCGCTACAACTGCCTTCGTAACAGGTCAAGCGTCCGCTACCAACCCGTTAATGAACGGTGCTGTAGCTATTGGAACATCGCTCAAGTACGCTCGAGCCGACCACGTTCACGCAACTGATACCACACGCGCTCCTCTGGCTTCTCCTACCTTTACAGGTACTCCAGCGGCGCCAACAGCAATCACTACTGATAACAGCACAACAATTGCCACCACAGCGTTTGTTAAGGCCCAAGGATACATTACTCAAAACCAGAGCATCACTGTTTCTGGTGACGTATCTGGCTCAGGCACAACTGCGATTAGCACCACATTGGCTTCTGTCGGTACTGCCGGCACATACACCAAAGTCACTACTGACGCAAAAGGTCGCGTAACTGCTGGAACAACTTTATCTGCATCAGACATCCCAACGCTCACAGCGGCCAAGATTTCTGACTTCGACATACAAGTTCGCACAAGCCGTTTAGACCAGATGGCCGCGCCTACAGCGTCGGTCAGCATGAACAGCCAAAACCTCACAGGCTTGGCTGATCCAGTCAACGCTCAAGATGCGGCCACTAAGAACTACGTTGACCTCACAGTTCAAGGTCTCGATCCTAAGCAGTCCGTTAAGGCAGCTACCGTAGCCAACGTCGCCTCTTTGTCAGGAACAATGACAATCGACGGCGTTGCACTGGTGGCTGGCGATCGCGTTCTCGTTAAAGACCAAACAACCACAACCGCCAACGGTATCTACGTTGTAGCGGCTGGTGCATGGTCACGCTCGCTCGACGCGGATAGTTGGGCTGAATTGCCAGGCGCTTACGTATTTGCGGAAGCCGGTACGGTCAACGCCGACATGGGCTTCGTGTGTACCGTTGAAGCAGGCGGCACATTAGGCACAACACCAATCGCTTTCCAACAATTCTCTGGCGCTGGTCAGATTTCCGCTGGAGCTGGTTTAACAAAGACTGGCAACACAATCGATGTAGTTGGAACAGCGGGTCGTATCGTAGCTAACGCTGACAGCATTGACTTGGCATCAGGCATCGTTTCGGCCGGCACATACAAGTCGGTAACGGTCGATACCTATGGTCGTGTAACGGCTGGTTCAAACCCGACCACATTGTCTGGCTATGGCATCACTGATGCACAGCCTCTTGATGCGACATTGACAGCCTTGGCTGGTGTAACAACTGCGGCTGATCGCTTGATCTACGCTACTGGTGCAGACGTATTCGCAGTAGCCACATTCACATCGTTCGCAAGAACATTGTTGGATGACGCAGATGCGGCGACGGCTCGTGCAACATTGGGCTTAGACACAATGGCGACACAAGCGGCAAGTAACGTTGCGGTTACAGGCGGCTCGATCACCAACCTCACAACCTTTGATGGAATCACTATCGACGGCGGAACATTCTAATAACTAAAGCCCTATACATATAGGGCTAAACTGGGTCTATACCTATGGCAAATAAGATCATTCTCAAGAAGTCGTCAGTTGCGGCTAAAACCCCACTGGCGACCGACTTGGTTGTTGGCGAGTTAGCGGTAAATCTCGCAGACCAGAAACTCTACACCAAGGACGCTGGTGGAACGGTCATTGTCGTAGGTTCAAGCGCAGCCGGAGCCGTACAAAGTGTCGCTGGTAAGACGGGCGTCGTAACTCTCGTCAAAGGCGATGTTGGTTTAGGAAACGTCGACAATACATCCGACGCAAGCAAGCCCGTATCAACCGCACAGCAGACCGCACTTAACCTCAAGGCAAACTTAGCCTCACCGACCTTTACAGGCACCCCGGCGGCTCCTACAGCGGCAGCGGATACCAACACCACTCAGGTTGCCACAACAGCCTATGTAATCGGGCAAGGTTATCTCAAAACAACGACTGCGGCTTCGACCTATCAACCCATCGATGCCGACTTGACCGCTATTGCGGCATTAGCAGGCACTACAGGGCTATTAAGAAAAACCGCCGCAAACACATGGTCGCTCGACACCGCGTCCTACTTGACCGCAAACCAGACCGTCACACTGTCGGGTGACGCCTCCGGCTCAGGTTCAACAGCTATTGCCGTCACGCTCGCTAACTCAGGAGTGACTGCTGGTACATACACCAAACTAACAGTAGACGCTAAGGGTAGAGCTACAGTAGGCGCCACTCTAGCTTCAACTGACATCCCAGCACTGGACGCTTCTAAGATTACCAGTGGCGTCTTTGATGCCGCCAGGTTGCCTAGTTACGTCGATGACGTACTCGAGTACGCCAACCTAGCAGGCTTCCCAGGAACAGGTGAGACTGGAAAGATTTACGTCGCCCTAGACACGAACAAGACTTATCGCTGGAGTGGCTCAGCTTACGTTTACATCACATCAGGAGCAGTAGACAGCGTTGGAAGCTATACGGGCGTTGTAACGGCTCAGAACCTCTTAGACGCGATCAAGACCGTCGATGGAGCCGGGACAGGGCTAGACGCAGATACGCTTGATGGAAGCCATGCCAGCGCTTTCTACCTCGCCACAAACCCATCGGGCTATACAACTAATACGGGAACAGTAACGAGCATCGTTGCTGGTACGGGGCTGTCTGGCGGAACGATCACTGGCTCAGGCACAATTGCCCTAGCAAACACAGCCGTATCAGCAGGCTCTTACACCAACGCCAACATCACAGTAGACGCACAGGGTCGTGTTACTGCCGCCGCTAGTGGCTCAGGTGGTGGGGTAGCTTCGTTCAATACTCGCACAGGCGCAATCACATTAACTTCATCCGACGTTACGACGGCGTTAGGCTTCACACCTCCAAATGCAACAGGCTCAGGAGCTAGTGGAACCTGGGGTATCAGTATTAGTGGCAATTCTGCCTACGCCAGCACAGCTGGTTCTGCCCCGGCAAACGGCGGCACAGCTACAGCATTGAATTCAAGCAACTACATCAGTAATGCAACCTCTTCTGGCAATGTGAATACTGATTTCAATAACACGCCAGCGGGAAGTTTCCGCTACACAGGTGACACAGCAGGGGCCACTAACGGGCCTGGCGGTAGCTGGTGGTTCTATCAAAACCTCCGACACACAAACACCAGTAACTACTGGGGTACTCAGATCGCTTGGGGTTGGGAAGATAACGCCAACGTCTTAAAAACTAGAAACGTTACTGGTGGTACATGGAGCGGTTGGGTTACATACATCAACTCCAACAACATCGGCAGTCAATCCGTTAACTATGCTGGTAGCGCCGGCTCTGCAACTTCCGCAGGCTACTTAACTGGCCCTGCGGCAACGAATGGTTCTGATGGCTGGTTCCGCTCCTCGGGACAGAGTGGTCTTTACTACGCAACCTATGGTCGTGGTATTTGGCCCGCAGATGGCTCCGTCTCGTATGGTAACAACACCGTTTATGGAACAGGCTTAAACGGTTGGACAGGCTGGAGTATTAACAATTCAAACAACTGTATTTGGATGTCTAACGGCAGTACTTGGGGCCACTACAACGCCGCCAGTGGCGTCTGGATGACCCAGTCTGATTTATCAGGCAACGTGACATTTGCTGGAAACGTCACTGCATATTCCGACTTACGCCTAAAAGACAATGTACGTGAGATTGATAACCCAATACAGCGTCGAGACACCTTGGCTAAATCAGCCATTAAGTATGAACGTGATGGTCGCACCAGAATCGGTTACGGCGCTCAGTACTTGAAAGAGGGTGGCTGTGATGAGTTTGTTCAAGAAGCCCAAGACGATGCATTTAAACTAGCTACAGGTACAGGCACATTGTCAGTGGATTACGGCGAAACAACTGCGGTTCTAGCGGTTGCGTCTAAAATGACGGATGATAAAGTAGCTCAACTCGAAGAGAGAATTATTCAACTCGAAGCAATTATTAAGGGATTAGTAAAATGAATGTAGAAATCTTAAGCCACAATGTTGAAACTGGCGACGCAAGAATCAGGTTTTCGCACCTGGACGTCGTTCATGAATCCGACTATAACTTGAAGCTGGTGATTCCTGGTTCACGGCGTTTACTTGCAGACTTGGGAATGGAGTTCACTGAAGAACTTCAGCTCAAGACGCTCGAAAACTTAACAACCTGGATCACTAGAGACATCGAATCGGGCGCCTTGAAGAATCCAGCCGTCGAGAATGAACCAGTGGATTATCACGAGATCGCTGAAATGAAGGCAAGCCTGAGCAAATAACCCAAGAAAGATCCCGCTATAATACACAGTCATTAATGACTTATCAGGAGAAAAGCATGGAACAGCAACAACAAGCACAACAGGAAGTTACGTTTGGATTTCATTCACTGACGGGGCAAGAGGTCGAAGCGATCATGAACGCTCTCAATGAGCTGCCTGCAAAGGCGTCTCGAGTGGTTATGAACAAGCTGGAAGGGCAGATCGTCCAACAGCTTCAGGCTCATCAACCCACGCCACCGCAAGCCCCTGATATGGGCAAGGAAGAGAAGCCGGACGACGATAAGGTTAAAGATGAAAAAATGAGCTAGTAAACCTTATATAAGGATTATAAATAGTTTGCCTTGATACTTCACTAATGACTAAATGTAGTGTATTATCGAGGCAAATTCCTATTGATAGAAAGTACCTCTCATGTCAGGCGAAAAGATGATTGAACAAAACTTCGAACGGATACAAACAGACATCGCCGACATGAAGTCCAGCATGTCTAAGATCGCCGAGGCGCTTACGAAGATTGCTGTTCTTGAGGAGAAGCATCAGACTATCTCAACAACGATGATTAAGATTCTTGACCGAATCGAAGTCATGGATCGTCGCCAAACGGCATTAGAGCTTGCGGTCGCTACGGCTAAAGCAAGACAAGACACTGCCGCTAAATCAATCTCAGTCGCATGGACTGTATTAGGAAGCGGAATTCTCTACGGTATTGGTCACGCAATCTACTTAATCGTTACCACCGCAAAATAATGATCCTCCTGAACGCATCGTCGATAGCAACTGCGACGGGCGCCACAAACCTACAAGCATCGCAGTGGGTTACGCCTCTTCAAAATGCTATTGAACGCTACAGCATCACAAGCCCCGCTCGAGTGGCTGCCTTTCTCGCTCAAGTAGGTGTTGAATCTGCACGCCTGACAGCAGTGGAGGAGAACCTCAATTACCGAGCTGACACACTGGTTCGCGTTTGGCCTAACCGCTATCGCAAGCCCTTCGCTGGTGAGGGCCTTGACATTCCTCAATTCTCAGATGGTAAGTACAACGCCAGCTTCTACGGCGGTCGTCCTGCCGACATCGCCAACCTCAGCTACGGCGGTAGACTTGGCAACGGCCCTATACCGACAGGTGAGGGCTACAAGTACCGAGGCAGAGGACTCATTCAGCTTACGGGCAAAAATAACTATCAAGCCTGCGGTAAGGGATTGAATATTGATTTAATTGGAAATCCAGATTTACTGCTTACAAAACCTTATGCCGCAATGTCGGCTGGTTGGTTTTGGGACATAAACCGCCTGAACGTTTTAGCAGACGCCCAATCAATTGACGCTATAAGCAAGAAGGTCAACGGTGGAGAACACGGATTGGCTGAACGCAGAAGTTTGTTTCAAGCAGGATTGAAGGTCTTTTCACAAGGATAAAGATCAGTCAGTAATGAATGACCTAAGCAGAATGTTCGTAAGGGTCTTACGAGGAGAATGTATGTCGGCAAAACCATCAAAGAAGCCTTCTGTGGCGGCTAAGAGTGCGAAAGGGAGGGGTAGACCTCCAAAAGCTAAGAGTCAAGCTCAAGTTAAGCCAAAAGAATCGAAACCAGAGAAGATCAAAGTCCCTCATCACGGATTCGTTCATACAGAAGCGCCTCTGTCCGAGACGCTCATTCCCAAATCAAAGCAAGGTACACGAGAGCAATGCGTAGATGACCTTCGTGGCATCGCTATACGCAACCCAGAGATCGCCATCAGCAGGAACTACTACCGTGTCAACGGCTTGTTTGCCGAATCGGTATGGTCAGGCTATTTCGGTACGTTCGAAGAGTTCAAGCGCCAGGCGGGGGTCAAGTTAACCCGTCAACAGCACGCTCATGAAAGAGCAATCGCACGACACGCCTCTGTAGATCACTACCGAGCGATGAACGTGGAGCGCCAAGACTGGGAAGGCAAGTACATCCGTGAGAACGGCAATCGCTTCAAGACGATGCTTGTTTGCTCCGACCTTCACGATATTGAAATCGACCTCTTCTACCTACGAGTGCTAATCGACACGGCTCGCAGAGTCCAACCAGACGTAATTGTTCTCGTAGGCGATATTTTTGACCTGCCTGAGTTTGGCAAATACGGCGTAGATCCACGCGAGTGGGATGTCGTAGGCCGCATTAAGTTCGCCCACGAGAACATTCTCGGCCCACTGCGTATGGCATGCCCTGACACGCAGATCGACTTCATTGAGGGCAACCATGAGGCACGGCTGCTTCGACAGCTCGCGGATGCCACTCCCGCCCTTAGAGCGGTACTGTCCGATCTGCACGGGTTTACGGTAGGTAAGTTACTGGGGCTCGAGCAGTTCGAGATCAACTACATCGCCAAAGCCGACCTTGGAGCGTTCACGAACAAGGACTTCAAGAAAGAGCTGGCGAACAACTACAAGATTTACTTCAACACCGTTCTTTGCCATCACTTTCCGCACGCTCGAGACATGGGCATGCCAGGCGTGAATGGCCACCATCATCGCCATCAGGTGTGGTCGCAGTTCAGCCCGTTCTTCGGCGGTTACGAATGGCATCAGCTCGGTGGCGGTCACAAGAGAAGCGCAACCTACTGTGAAGGCGAACGCTGGCACAACGGCTTTGCACTCATCAACATCGACACGCATACGAAAGCAACAAACTTCGATTACATTCCTATTACAGACTTTGCTGTATCGGGTGGTCATTGGTATTATCGTGAAGAAGATGAGAAGGATGATGCATCTGTCAAGCTCATTAAATACTAACCTTATATTGAGTAACAGTCACCAGTGAGTTATAGTGTCCTTTGTTGATAATTCTTTTGATAGAGGACACTTGAATGGCTCCACGCAAAGCCCCCGCACCATCAAAACCTAAAGTAAGACGAGCCACAAGAACCAGCAACAAAACAGACCCCGCAAGAAGTTCCAAAGATGAATACGAGCAGAGCAACGCATCTCGCATCCTCGAGAAGGTAGATCGCACGCCGATTGAACCTTTAAACGAATCCCAACGTCGCTACATCAGCGCCATTCGCAACTTCAGTCTCACCCTAGCTACTGGGCCCGCAGGCACAGGCAAAACATGGTTGTGTGGAGCCCTCGCAGCCAAGGCTTTAGATAGCGGTGAGATCGATAAGATCATCATCACGCGCCCCGCAGTTGAGGCAGGTGAGCATTTAGGATTCCTACCTGGCGAGCTGGAAGAGAAGTTCGATCCATACCTCACACCATTCCGCGAAGTCCTCAACGAGCGTCTCGGCACCAAGTTCGTGGAGTACCTCATCAAGATGGGTCGAATCGAAGCCTCGCCACTGGCTTACATGCGCGGCAGAACGTTCAAGAACTCCTATGTGATCCTCGATGAGGGTCAGAACACGACACCCACCCAGATGAAAATGTTCCTCACCCGCATCGGCAACGACTGTAAAGTCATCGTCAACGGTGACATGAGCCAGAAGGACATCCGAGGCGAGTCGGGTCTGGAAGATGCCGTCGCGCGGCTGACCTGGATTCCGAGCGTCAAGCACGTCAGGTTCGAGCGAGCCGACATCGTCCGCTCAGGTCTGGTTCAGGAAATCGTAACCGCCTATGAGAATCCGATAAAGCAAGATTGAAGTTAGTATAATGTATGGGTGAACAACTCAGGCATATACTACATACTTCATTTATCAAGTGGCAGGCACTACGTCGGTAGTGCCAAATCACTTATCGCCAGAAAAAGGTCGCACTTTTGGAATTTGAAAAATGGCTCCCACCACAACTCTAAACTTCAGCGATCATGGAACAAATACGGCGAGTTAGACTTCAGCTTTCATGTTTTAGAAGAATGCACGCCTGAAAGCCTGGAAGATAGAGAACAGTTCTGGATGGATGCTACAAGACCCTATTACAATATTTTGAGAAAAGCTCGCTCCGCACAAGGCTTTGTAATGCCAGAGGACGTAAAGCAAAAGATCGGGCAAAATACCAAATCAAAATATGCGGCATTGTCGGAGGATGAAAAGAGGAGAAGGGCGGAACTTCATGCTCAGAAAATAACAGGACGCAGGGCATCTGAAGAGACTAGAAAAAAGATGAGTGAAAGTCATAAGGCGGCGCCGGTACATGAGAACAGTATTAAGAATCTTTTTGAAGCTCGCTTGCTAGACCCTGATTATTATTTCAAAGCGGCAGACGCCAGAGCAAAAACTTGGTACATCGTCACCACGCCTGACGGTGAAGAATTGCGAGTTAGAAATATGTCAAAGTTCTGCCGCGAGAACAACCTCTCACAGGGCCACATGTCGGGAATGGCATGTGGAAGAAGGAAATATCATAAAGGGTGGCTGTGTCGATACGAAAACGAGATCCGAGATCACTGATTGGGAAAAGCATCGGGGAAATTCCGTCCCACGTATATTAAGTATTAATGTTTTGTATAATTCACAAGTTACTTATTAACATCGGAGCGGAATGTCCCTACTTTCATCAACATCCCCAGCAGATTGGCTAGGCTACTTCTACGGGCACGACCTTGAGTTCTTGCACGCGGAGAGACTAGCCATTCAGCACATCCCTTCCTCGCTCTTAAAGAGTGAAGCGGAGTTGATGAGTAAAAGGTGGTTCGACTACCGCAGAATGCATCCGACAAAGGCAACATATCTATTAGCTCACCTGTACAACAAAGCCTACGGCAACGCAATCTCAGTCATGAAAGATGGCGAGACGGGCAAGTACATGAAGGGCTTTAAAGGCATGGACTTCATGGAGACTCGAGAGCGACTCTCATTCTGGAGGTTACGGCAACATATCGACTCTCTGGGAATCCGCTACGACTTCTACCTACGGCACGCCATGAACTACTGCATCAGCAATGGCTGGCTCCAACCGCCGCGCCCTAGTCACCTCAGAGCTGACGATGAAATGACGGTGGCGGTCATGCTTGCCTGGGAAGAGGAGATCAAAGCCAAGATCCAGTTCTGCAAAGACACCCGATACAAGACATCCAACTTCTTTGGTCATGTAGATCAGATTGCCTACGAAAAATACATCATCGATCAAATCAAGACACGGCAACACCCTCATTACTCGTTACAAGCGTCGCTGTACATAGAAGAAGCAGTACGCATTGAGGAGGTCATTCGCCAATTCGACGCGAGGGTCATTGATAGGGCACTTGAGTATTCAGCATCTAATTAAGTCATCACTGAGCTATAATGACAATGTAGGTCAACTTATCACCAACCACTAAGAGGAGGACACTATGTCCGGTATTAAAGAAACCATCAGCATAAACAAGCGCACAGCACCTAAACCTGTAGGCGCACCAAAGGGTCATGAGGCATTTCTAAAGTCCCTTGAAACTGCTGGTTCAGTGGTTACGATCCAAGAACTCGACACTGACGAGCTTCTCATTGGAACAATCAAGCATTCTGACAAGTACACAATCTCGCTAAAGGTCACTGACTCGGAAACAAAGCGTTATCAGGTTTATGTGATCTTCAAACACGCAATCAAAAAGTTCTGGATGGCTCCTGAAAATCAACCATCTGCGGAGTAAGCGATGGAAGATAAGTTATTAGAAGCGACGGAGAGTACCGTCGCAACAATGATTGGTGAAGCGTACACAGGCGAACCCCCTGAAACAACATCAGAGGGTGATGCCAAGTTCGAGTTCGATGCAGAGTTCCAGTCCCGAATCACGGCTTTAGCTTTGCGGGACAACGAGTTCATGCGTAGGGCGGCTCATCTTGTCAAGCCTGAATTCTTTGAAAATGCAGGGGAAGCAAGCCTCGTCAATATCGCTGTCAAGTATTACGAGAAATACAAGCATGTTCCTGACATCGGTATCTACGCAACGCTTATTAAAGAGCAGATCGTAAGCAAGGTCATCAGGAAAGACATCATTGATTTAGTCAAGGATGCTTTCAAGGCGGCGATTAAAGCCAACATCGGAGATCGAGAGTTCATCGAGGAGAAGGTTGCAGAGTTCGCCCGTCACCAGGCGGTCAGCCAGGCCATCCTTCGTGCGGTTGATCTGATCGACCAAAAGAAGTTCGACAAGATCGAGAAGGACATCAAGAACGCTATCGAGATCGGCATCAATGAAGACGGCGATGCCTACAACTACTTCGAGAACATCGCAAGCCGAACGAGCGAACGCTTAGACGAGGCTTCTGGGGTTAAACCGCCTCGAGGTGTCACTAGCGGAAACATCAAGCTGGACGAGATTCTCTACCACCGAGGTTGGGGCAGACGAGAGCTGGTTAGCATCATGGGCGGAGCTAAGTCAGGTAAGACCACCGCACTCATTGGGTTCGCAAAGGCCGCATCCTTGAAGGGTTACAACACGCTCTATGTGACGCTAGAGGTATCGGCACGAATCATTGCCGAACGTCTTGATGCATCTATCTCGGACACGATGATTAAGGAGCTGGGCAAGCACATCCACGATGTCAAGGCGAAGGTTGAGGCTTTAGAAGAACGCTCAGGCGAGCTGGTGATCCATGAGTACCCAAGCGGAACCTTTACGCCCAACATGCTTAGGGCATTGCTGGAGCGATACCGAGGCAAGGGGGTCAAGTTTGATCTAGTAGTGGTTGACTACGCCGACATCATGGCGCCTAACTTCCGCTACAACGATGTGATCGAGAACTCCAAGTCGGTTTACGTCGACTTGCGAGCCATCGCTACTCAAGAAGACGTGGCCATGCTGACAGCTACACAGACCAATCGTGAAGGCTATAAGGCTACGGTTGCAAAAGCAGAGCACGTCGCAGAGGACTTCAACAAAGTTCGTACTGTTGACTTGATGATCTCCATTAACGTTACCGATGAGGAGCGGTCTCGAGGTGAGGCAAGGTTGTACTTCGCCGCATCACGAAACCAGGAGTCAGGCTTCACGATCTTCATCAAACAGGATCTTTCAAAGATGAAGTTTATCGAATCAATATTAAGGGTTGAATGATGAGTACAAAATACCCCGAACGGGAAGAATCGCTTAATAACTATGCAGAATCTCTCGAATATTCCCGCTCGGGAAAGTTTGAGGAAGAACTCATGAGAAGCAGAAAGGCTTTGGCTGAAGCAAGGGCGCGAATCTTCGACTTGGAGAGATACATCATTGATGACTTACTCAGAAAGGGTAAGACAAATGGTTGAATCGCCATGTACAGAAATATGCACGCTGGACTTCTTCGATGTGTGTAGGGGTTGTCAAAGAACGCGAGACGAAATCGGCGCTTGGTCAAAGATGACGGATATTGAGAAGTTAAAAGTGATTGAGCGAATACAAATAGAAAGGTGTATAGGAATATGAACGCAAAAGCATTCCCCAGCAGTTGCTCAGAGCCAATTAACAAGGGTAAATTTGGCGTAATCGGAGTTCGAGAGACCTACCACGCAGGCATGTCTTTACGGGACTACTTTGCGGCCAAAGCGATGCAGTCACTACTGACAAACCCGGAGATTTTAACAATGGGCATAGGGCGCATAGCAAACCAGGCATATCGAATTGCAGACGCAATGATCGAGGCGGGGAAGCTATGAACGCTCTCGATTTAGCAAACCATTCACGAAGAGTAGTTGAGGATGTACGGCGTAAGTCTTACCCAATCTCTGAATTAATACCGCACCTCAATGCTACGGCTGAAATGCTAAGAGAGCTATACGCGGAGAACGAGAAGCTGAAGGCAGAGTTAAAGGTGAGAGCATGAAATGGTTTGGAAATGCCCACCACTACACCTACCTAATTGGAATAACCTTTGGAAATGGAAAGAAGAAATGAACGGAAGAGAACTAGCACAGAGACTTGAAGATAGATACGGCAACCCTATGGCGCCAAAGATGTATGACGACATCAAACTAGCGATCGAAATGCTCCGCAAACAAGAAGATCGGCTCGAAGAGCTTGAGGCTCCTAAAGAGTGAAGTGGACAGGAACTATTCTCTGTCTGATTGGTATTGCACTTACCAGTTGGAACATCTTCCCTATCAATCTTTGGTTTGGAATGATCGGTAGCGCATGTTGGACTTACGCAGGGATAGTCGCTAGAGACTGGCCACTCATATTGGTGGAGGGTGTTGCTGTAGCGATGTACTTATTGGGTATCGGGGCGAATTTGCTATGAGAGAAAAGAATGAAGAACTGGGCGAGGCGTTAGAGCTAATCGACATGGAGTCCTGGCTTGACAGAGAAGGCGTCAAGTACAAAGTCACTCGAGGCGCTAGAGGTACTCAGCTCAACATCAAGGAATGCCCTTGCTGTGGCAACTCCAACTGGAAGGTCTACATCAATGCCGACTCAGGATTGGGCAACTGCTTTCACGGTGATTGCGAAGAGAAGTTCAATAAATGGAAGTTTATCAAGGCATCACTCGGCGGCGTTTCGAATAAAGATGCCGTAGAGCATGTCAAGCAAGTGGCCGCAGAGATGGGCTGGCGACCAGCCAGACGTGAAGCGATACCTGTGAACATGGGCAAAGACGAGCTGAAGATTCCCGAAGCCATCGACCTGCCGTATAAGGGTCGCAATCTCAAGTACTTGGACAATCGCAACATTACTTCTGACGTTGCAACGTACTTCCATCTAAAGTTCAGTAAGCACGGCAAGTTCGAGTTCACTGATGTGGATGGTCACAAACGATTTCAAGATTACTCAGACCGAGTAATCATTCCGATCTTCGATTTGAAGGGTGAGCTTGTGAGCTTTCAAGGGCGAGACATCACGGGTACGGCAGACAAGAAATACCTGTTTCCGCCTGGATTCTCATCTACGGGGTCAATCCTATATAACGCCCAGAATGCCGTTGGCGCTGAACGGATAGTTGTCGGTGAGGGTGTGTTTGACGTGATGGCTATCAAGATCGCTTTGGATGCCGAAATGAACCTACGGGACGTTGTACCAGTGGGCTCATTTGGAAAGCACCTCTCAGCAGGCGATCAAGAGAGCCAACTTGCAAAGCTGATGGAGCTGAAAAGTACGGGGCTGAAACAAGTCACTTTCATGTGGGACGGCGAAGACCGAGCCATCGAAGATGCCGTAGATGCCGCCCTGATGGTCAAATCCATCGGCCTGGTGGCTCGCATCGCCTTACTGCCGAAAGACAAAGACCCCAATGAGGTTGCGCCTAACGTGGTTAGGGAAGCGTTCTGGAAAGCAGAGGTTGTTACTCCAGCGATAGCGACCAGGCTGAAGATGCTCAAGAGCAGGGCATGTGCATAGGACTGCTTGTAAGCCCAGTATTCAATACTTATTATGAAAGCATGAAAACAAATCTATGCATGAAGTGAGAACGACTATGAGTGATCCTATTCACATTACACCTAAATACTATCTGCACGAAAGCGGAACCAAGTTCTATGAGGTTATGGAGATTTGGCATCCTGACCAGAATCGCTTTCTCCTTGTCAAACGATGGGGCAAGGTCACTGCAAGATTTGGCGGAGGTGAGCACAAGATTGAGCCGTATCTAGGGCAGAGAGCGTGCAGTGCCGCCGCAGACAAGATCATTCATCAGAAGGAAGGGCGCGGATACGCAAGAACTCCACTTGATTGGGGATTGCATGCTGGTGCAACCACCTTCTTGCCAAGCACGATAGAGAAAGCACTTAAGAGCCATTTTGATAATTACGCCGTACTTGCCGGCATCATGCATCAGTTGGGATTGGAGATGGGCGCCCACATGGATACCGCAGTCATGGATGAAGCAGACGACATCATTTCGGAAGAGCCCGCAGTTGTGCCTGAACCTGTAAGGGGAGAAGAGTGGGGAAGCTGGTAATCCCTTGCATCACTCGATACAATAAGTAATTACTGAATTAAGCACTTATGCAATTCATTTTGGAGGACGTATGGATCATCTAACACCCGAAGAAGTCGCTCGAAGTCAACAGCCCGACTACCCACCTGAGAAATCAATGGGTGGCACTAACGCATATTCCGTTCATTGCGAGATCGTGGGTTGGCGCCCTGGCTATTGCATTTGTCTGCACAAGATTGCGGCGGTAGAGCGTGACGGGTCTGTACCAGGCTTTGAGAGCTGTGAGAAAGCCATTCTGAATAAGACTTGCCCTTCACTCGCAATGCGGGAAGAAGAGCGCAAAGCGGGCAAGGCTTTGCACTATGTAGATCGTGACCTTTTGCAAGCGGAGATGCAACGCCGATACAAGGTTCAACTCTCAGCCCTGCAACCGGCTCGGCCAGCGCCTAAGCCTCGATTCAATCAAGCTCCGCTCACATCTACTAAGCCAGCACCAGTCCCAGCACCAGCTACAGCAAAGATCACTAGCGTAACAAAGCCTGAGATTGACTTGATGAGCGGTACAGGCGATTACGCGGACGCTATCAATGCGGCCATTAAGGAATCAACACTCGTAGAAAAGAAAGCACCGAGTCTTATGGACTTGGCTCGTCAGCAGTTCAATAAATCACAACCACAGGAGTAAGTCATGAGTGAACAATTATTACCATCCAAAGATCAAGAGAAGTTTATCAGCGACATGCAGGAGCAAATCAAGCATGCGGTAAGGGCATACAACCTTACATCAATGGAAATGAAAGACACAGGCTTTCACATGGGCGCCTTGATTACAGCTTCATTGACAACTTTTGTCCAGTTATTATCAGCATCAGGCTATGACACTGGCAAGACAGTCGAGGAAGTCAAAGACGCAATTCAGAAATCCGTTGGAATGATGGACGGCTTTGTGGATGCCTTATACCAAGAGTTCGCCTTACTAGAAAACGATGATGATAAATAATTCCGATGATGTATTTAAGCTGATCGAGCAGATCGCCGTCAGGCCAGAAAAGCTCAATAAAGAGGCATTAATCGCTTCAGGGCGTGGTTCCGAATTGTTCTGCGATGTCCTCGAGCGGGCACTCAACCCGTTCAGGACTTACGGCATGGCCAAGCGACCAAAGCCAGCAGTCAATGGCGATGGTCAGTTCAACGACAACACGAGAGACATCCTTGATAAGTTAGCCAGTCGTGAACTTTCAGGCGCTCAAGCGAAGGCTGTAGTCATTGCGGAAATGAGCAGACTCACTCCTCAATCAGAAGAGCTGTTCTGGCGAATCATCTCCAAAGACCTACGAGCAGGCTTCTCGTCGTCCACCGTCAACAAGGTGATGCCAGGACTCGTGGCCAGTTTCGACTGCATGCTGGCTCACCCACTGGACGCCAAGCGCATAAAGAAGTGGCCGCAAGTAGCAGAACCAAAACTAGATGGAGTTCGCGTACTCGCCTTCGTTAATACAAACGAGGAGACCGTTCACTTCTGTAGCCGTAGCGGTAAGGAGTTCACAACCTTCGAACACTTAAAGGAGCCAATTCTTAAAGTCGCTCATTCTCGGCGTAAAGAGCTGGGCATGGGTAATGAAGAGGCGGATCGATTCCTGGACTTTGTACTGGACGGCGAAATCGTCTCAGGCTCATTCAACAAAACAGTTTCGGAAGTTCGTCGTAAGGACGCCCAAGCTACGGATGCTGAGTTTCATGTGTTCGACATACTCGATGGCGACATTTTCAAGCGGGAAGACAAGAAGGGTGAGGGTGAGACTTATGAAGATCGCAGAGAGGCACTGATGGCGTTCTTTCGTCATGTTGCGAACAAGTTTCCACAACTGAAGCTGATTCCTCGCTACCTCGTTTCAAGCATGGAGGAGATAGATCTTCTCTACAAGAATGTCCAAGCTCGCGGGCTCGAAGGGCTCATCATCAAAGACCCCGACGGGCTCTACCACCGCAGGCGTAACCATGCCTGGATGAAGATCAAAGCCGAAGAGTCCGTTGATGTTCGAATCGTTGATGTCGAAGAGGGCACCAACAAGTACGAGGGGCAACTGGGTGCAATGGTTGTCGACCACAACGGAGTGCGCGTGAACGTCGGATCAGGTCTTAGCGACAGCCAACGAGCATCGTTCTGGGAAGCTAAGGACGAACTCATTGGCAGACTCATAGAGGTCGAATACCACGAGATCACGCCTGATGGTTCACTCCGTCATCCACGCTTCAAACGCTTTCGGGATGACAAAAACTAATGACTAAAATGAAAGACATCGCTGGAATGCGTTTTGGCAGATTGTTGGTTAAGGAGCGCGACGGCTACGCAAGGTCCGGTCGTCAACCAACATGGAGGTGCGTATGTGACTGTGGAGAGGTCGCATATGTCACAAGCACTCGCTTGAACAAAGGCGAAACAAAATCGTGTGGGTGTTTGCGAAGGGACGTGTCGTCCGCGTTTCGCAAGTCCAAGACGACACACGGTATGAGAAATACGCCCGAGTACAGGACTTGGACCAGTATGCGCGAAAGATGTAGAAATCCCAATTCCAAAAATTGGACTCACTACGGAGGTCGAGGAATCTCAGTCTGCAAGGAGTGGGACACGTTTGAGCAATTTTTTGCCGATATGGGCCCGCGCCCTCCTAAGCATTCGCTGGATCGCATCGACAACAACGATGGCTACCACAGGGAGAACTGTCGCTGGGCGAACCAGGAACAGCAATGCAATAACAAGCGAAACAATCGCCTTGTGACATTCGATGGACGGAAGCTTTCTGTGGCTCAGTGGGCGAGAGAAATTGGAGTGACAAAGGTTGCGCTCTCCGAAAGATTGCAACGCCATCCTGTTGAGATAGCTCTTACGATGCCAATTGGAGGTAAGTCATGACTGACGAACAATATAAAGCTATCAAAGCCACCTTTCCCTGGAAGACGCAAGTCCTCTCTACGGGTCTCGGTGGACTTGTACAGGTCTTGGATAACCAAGGCCATGAGGTTCCGATCTTCACCATGACGGAGCTACTCGAATTACTAACAGAACAACTAGCGAAAGAAAGAACTCAGAATGACTAAGCCATTTATCGTCACACTTACAGGGCCATCCTGTGCAGGCAAGACCACGTTAGAAAAGCGCCTCATTCAAGAGGGCTTCGTGAGCATAATCTCCACGACCACTCGACCACCGAGAGCGGGTGAGGTTGATGGAGACTCGTACTACTTCGTGAGCAAGTCAGAGTTCAAGCGCCTGAAAGAGCTGGGTGCGTTCATCGAGACTGTTGAGTTCAACGGCAACTACTACGGGGCTTCAGCCAAAGAGGTCAAGAAGGCCGCAGAAGAAGGCAAGCCCATCGTCATCGTTGTTGAGCCTGAAGGTCTAAAGCAGATCAACGCTTACGCTAAGGAGCATGAGTGGGGTCTGTTCTCCCTCTTCATCGACAACCCTCCAAACGTCATCGCTGAACGCTTCCTGATACGCTTTGCACAAGAAGGCATGGAATCGGCAATGGTTGGCGACTACATTAAAGGCGCCAAGACCCTGGCAACTTACAGCACGAGGCTCGGCACGATGATGACAGTCGAGTCGACTTGGAAGCTCGCGGCGTGGGACTACATTCATTTGTACCTATCCCACTTCGACGAGTCCAACATCGACATGATCGTATTGCGTCTCATGGGAACTTGCGCTTTAGCAAATGGGAAGAAGTCGATCTGGGCGTGGCTCAAATCCTAATGGGCCATCATCCTAAGTTCGGAGAACCCACCCTAGTAAATACAATCAATGGGCTTGCGGCTCGCATAACAGTATGATGCCTTTTGTACGCTCAAAACCTGCCTTACAATCTCCCGCAGGTTTTGAGCTTGCCAGCATTGTTACTCCAAGATTCGCAGTTTATGATTTGTATATCAGTCAATTGTGACTTCACGGAGGTGTTATGAAAAACGATAGAGTATTTATTCTCAGAGAGTCAGTAGTAAAGATTACCCAGATGTTGTCGGGTCGTGGCATCAGAGTAACTCAGCAAGGGCTGAACGCTTATGTTAAGTCAGATCCCAACGGTACTCCGATTTCTGTCAATCTGCCGTATCTGCCTGACAACGCTACCGAAGAACTCTGTGCCGCCATTCAAGGCTTCTTGGATCACGAGGTCGCTCATATTCTATTCACCGAGTTTACGGTGATGGGCGAAGCGATGAAGCACGGCAAGCAAGTCGGCTTTATGGTTAATGCACTTGAAGATCCACGCATTGAAAAATGCATGGGTGAGCGCTTTGCTGGATCAAAGCACAACCTAGCCGTGACTAGCAAGTTCTTTCTCGATAAGTTTATTGTTCCTCGTCTTGTTGAAGAGCGAGCAAAGGGTGATTCGAACGCAGTCATCCAAACGCTGATGGTTCCAATGATTCGTGCGATGTCGGGTCAGCTTGTCTTCCAAGAGTTCATGAGTGACAAGTGGAAGCTGGTTGCCCCCGTATACGACAAGATCAAAGACCTCGCTCCTCGCCTTGAGGCAGCAACGTCCACTCGTGACTGTTTGGACATTGCGCTAGAAATCAAGAAGCGCCTTACCAAAGATCGCTCTGAAGAGGAGAGCGAAGGCGAGGGCGAGAGCAAGAGCAAGTCGAAGAGTGCCAAGAGTAAGGGCGAGTCGAAAGGTAAGGCAGGAACTAGTACCGGCGAAGCGGGTGACTCTGAAGGCTCGACTGGCGAGGAGTCTGAAGAGACTGAAGACACACCTGGCGAAGCTGAGAAACCTGACGACAAGGAAGACGAATCTAAAGACTCTGCCGAGAGCGATGAATCTGAGGGCTCAGAAGGTTCAGAGGGCGGTGACGATATTGTGTCCGATGTCATCACTGAGGATGAAGACGAGGTAGAGCTGGAAGAGCCAGGCGTTCCGAAAGTGACGGGTAGTGCTTCAGAAACCAAGCCAGGCACGGCCGACGCGGATTCAACGCTCACCAGTCCAATGTGGGATGAACTCGATAAAGACGGTCTTGGCGGTTACGACGAGATGCTCAGTGATGCCATCTCAAAGTCAGCCACCAAATCTGCTGGCAATGCGACCTATCTGCCCTTCACGAAAGATCATGACCTCGTGGAGAAGCTACCAGTCGGGCGCAGTATGGACAAGACCATGACGGCTCGAATCATCGATGCTGTGGAGCACATGGTTGCCCCACTCCAGAAAGACCTCGAGCGGGCGGTTGCCGCACGTTCGCTGGCGACACGCTCTCATGGACATCGCTCAGGTCGTTTGCACTCTGCCAACCTGTCTCGCTTGGCAGTCAACGATACAAGGGTGTTCTCTCGCAAGCATGAGTCCACCAGTAAGGATGTAGCGGTGGAGCTGGTTGTGGATGCGTCGGGTTCGATGTCAGGTAGCCGTATTGCCATTGCCGCACAAGCCGCTTACGCACTCTCCGCAGTTCTTGATCGCCTCAATATCAAGAATGAAGTAATTTGCTTCTCCACCAAAGATATTCGTGGACTGGAAGAAGCAATGTATAAGGAAGAGCGAGACAAGGGTGTTCGATTCTCACGGGTTGAGGGCTTGTACATGCCGATTCTCAAAGGCTACGAAGAGCGGATGGTATCTAATGTCAAGGATCGCTTTGCATGGCTACCGCACGCTAATATCCTTCGCAATAACGTGGATGGTGAGTGCGTTGAGATTGCGGCTCGTCGCCTCTTGGCTCGCCGTGAAGCTGGCAAGATCATGATCGTGCTATCGGATGGTGAACCATGTGCCGCAGGAAGTCGTACTGATCTTCAGTGCCACTTGAAGCATGTCGTTCGGGAGGTAGAAAGCGCTGGAGTGAAAGTTGTCGGTATTGGCATTCAGACGACTTCGGTTCAGGAATACTATCCGAAGAATATCGTTTTGAATGACATTAGCACTTTGCCAACGACAGTTATCAAAGAGCTACGCCATCTGTTGTTGGGAGTTTGATTGGCAATGTTACAGGATAAGTCAGGAGTGACTTGCTTGTCCTGTAATACCAGTTTAATATTTAATCATTGCAGTATTTATGAATCGCTGAATTATCAGCAAATTAAGGAGAGTAAATATGTCTGAATCTAAAATTACTTGTCAGGTCTGTGGGGCACAAGTTCACTCTGTACAACTTCACCTGAGTAAGGAACACCCATCGATGAGCCTCGACGATTATGTCGATACTTATCCCGATGCTCCATTGCTGTCAGCTCTGGCTCTCGCCAAGATTGCAGAGCGCAAAGCCGCTAAAGCATCTGAGCCTGAGACTACTGTCGAAATGGCCACCTCTGAGTCTGCATCGCCGCTCGCACCCAAGAGCGGTATGCTCAAGAAGGCGTTTCACGAGACTTTCGGACTGGGCAAGATCAAAGCCGCCTTGTCTTCAAAGGGCGAATCTATTCCAATCACTGTCATCGCTAATGGCGCTCATCAGCAACTCGTTCCGCAAATCTCCGACAACTATGTGTATGACATCGATGAATTGAAGAATGTCATCCTCGCATTGGAACTCAATATTCCTTGCTATGTCTGGGGTCACAAGGGTGCTGGTAAGACTGAATTGTTCGAACAGATTGCCGCCCGTACCAATCGCCCGATGATTCGTGTCCAGCACACAGTTAATACGGAAGAGTCGCATATTGTCGGTCAATGGACTGTCAAGGGCGGTGAGACTGTATTCGAAATGGGCCCGCTACCGATGGCTATGCAAAATGGCTGGATGTATGTGGCTGACGAATATGACTTCTCGTTGCCTTCGGTTCTCTCGGTATATCAGGCTGTGCTCGAAGGTAAGTCACTAATGATTAAGGAGGCTGACGATGCCAATCGTATCGTGAAACCTCATCCGAATTTCCGCTTCTGTGCCACTGGTAATACCAACGGCTCAGGTGACGAGACGGGTCTGTATCAGGGTACGAATCTTCAGAACAGCGCCAACTATGACCGCTTTGGCATGGTGATTCATAAGCGCTACATGAAGAAACAAGCCGAGTCCCAGATTCTCCAGAATCAGGTCGGTTTGACTAAAGAGGATAGCGACAAGCTCGTTGAGTTCGCCACTCTTGTGCGTGATGCATACGACGGAGCAAAAATCAGTGATGTGATTTCGCCTCGTACTTTGATCTACGCATCCAAGATCGGTGTCAAGCGTGGATCGTTCCGTCAGGGTATTACTTTATCTTTCATCAACAAGCTATCCAAAGTGGATCGTGAAGTTGTGGACGGACTTGCTCAAAGAATCTTCGGAGCTTAATTCATGCTCCCAGTCGCCGAGTTCTACGAGAAGAACAAGGGTCTCGTCCACGCTGTCTCGAGGAAGGGTTACGCCCGACTTCAGTCAGCGGGGGTGGGGTTAGATTATGAAGATGTATTTCAGGAGATGTCGATAGTGTTCTTGAAAGCCTACGAAGGATTCGATGCATCTAAAGGCTTCAAGTTCACGACTTATTACTACATGGCGGCTTTTAACAAACTTAACAACTGGGCGCAAAAGCAGATTTCGGAACGCTTGACGTATGGCGTGCTCAGTGTCGAGGAGATGGATGATCGGGCTGGTGGCGACTCGGATGTTGAGAATGTAATGATGGTTGATCCATCGTCACCTGAGAGTTACTACAAATGCAAAGAGTTCCTGATTCATGTGAGCAAGACTCTTTCGCCATTGGCAGGATTGATTTTCAACTGGACGCTGACTCCGCCACCTGAGCTACTTGAACAGCTCCGTATGGCAAAGTACCACGCTGAGTTTGGACGCAGTATCGGAATCTCGTCATGCAACATGGCGACGCTCTCACCTCGTTATGTTGGATCGTTTCTAGTCATGGTTGCAGGGGCTTGCCCAAGCCATGTAAACGAAGCAATCAAGGAGATTGCTTTACTAGAAAAAGTGGATACCGAGAGATACCTATAAGGATGATGAATATGGAAATGCAATCAGCTAAAGCAATCGCGGCAATGGCACCAGCTTGTTACGGTGCTCCAAGCGTGTTCGGTCAGGACTCAAAGGTGTGCCAGGCATGCCCAGCCTTTGACACTTGCATGATCGCTTGTCAGGACACTCTTCAGAAACTTCAATCGACCATCGATGTGTCAGACATCCTTCGCCGTCATGTGATGGCTCGTAGGGGCGTCAGCGCTGAGAAGGCCGACCAATTGACTACCAAGCCCAGCTTCAAGTTCATGCCCTCTCCGAAGAACTCGGATGCCAAAGTCGAGCGTAAAGCGCCCGTCGAGAAAGTGGCATTCGAGATTCCGAACGATCTTCAGACAGTCGTTCAGGGCATGAACAAGAAGCCTGCTGACCTCGCTATCAGGCTCGCTCGTAAAGGTTTGATAGCTACCATCAAAGAAGAGCTACGCCAGGGGCGCTCACCATTCGCTTCTGTAAGCAAGCCAGATTTTCTGAGCGTGACTTGTGACGAGCTACTCAAAGGCACAGTCACACGAGAGAGTCTGCGTAAAGCGATGGTCTCCAAGCTCAAATGGAGCAATGGTAGTGCGGTATCTCATGTGGGCATTGTGGTGCAATGCTTTGAAGCACTTGGGATTATCACAGGCGATGAATCAGGGTTTGTTGTAAGCCCTGAGATTGGTGGTGATAATGTATGAATACAAAACAGAGACGTATTACGGAGGCGCACCGCCGGCCACTCTAAATCCGCCGTCACGAGGTTTTCGGTTAAACAAGATCGAGCTGATTAAAATGAGTAGCATGTTAGCTCATACCATGAATTATGAATGTGACAGCATAGGGAATAGACGACCCTACATTACAAGTTCTAGTGAGAGTTACAACTATAATTGGTTAATTATTTGGGAGCGTTATGTCCCAGAGGAGGAAAGAGAAGATGATTAAAGAAATAACCTATGACCAATTAAAGGCTCGTTGCGATGAGTTGGAAGATCGCAACCAACTGCTGAATAGGCTCTTGTTCGAATGGTGCTGTATTCAAGTCAACATGGGTAGTGTTGGCAAGTATTCATACCCGATGTCCCCGAGACAGACGGGTGATGCCGCCCGAGAGCGTGTTGCGGAAATGATCGAGAAGAGGAAACTCATTCTATGAATTTGAACCACGCTCTAGCCGCAAGGACTGACTTCAGCATTGGCGAATCAATGCTCCAAGTCGACGATCTGATCGCCACTGCAAAAGAGAAGGGCTACGAATCAGTCACGCTCATGGACACCATGAGTATTCATGCTTTGGTGGACTTCACGAATCGATGTCTCAAAGAGGGCATGAAGCCCATCATCGGTTGCAGGATCAGAGTGGTTGCTGACCCGACCTATCACAAGCCATCAAAGGCAAGCGGTGAGACCGAGAAACCGAACCCGATGTATTTCCTAAAGGTGTACATCAAAGACGATTCAGGAGTTAAGTCACTACTGAAGCTACTCTCCAAAGCGAACTCAGAAGAGTACTTCTACTACCACTCACGAGTAGGGCTCGAGGATGTGCTTGCGCTTGAGGGTGTGGCAGTTAGTACAGGAGACCTGTTCAGCGTTTGGCACATGCCCGATGCGAACGAGATCGTTGACCGCTTGGCTGCCAAGTTTGAAACATTCGTTGAGTATGTCCCGATCGACACGCCACTCTTTGACACGCTGAACGCCAAAGCATTGGCATACAACGATGTAACGGAACAAGCCTACTACAACCTCGTCACCTATCCGATCTTCTACAAGTCGGATGGGCAGGCTGAAAGTCTTGATGTATTGAAGTGCATTACATCGAACACTCAGATGGATGCGGGCTATCGCTCGATTCAGTTCGTCAAGGACTTCTACATTCATGAGCCTGACCATCTAGTAGAGCGAGTCAAGGCCACGGCCAGGCGACTTGCTAAGTGGCACGGCACCAAGAACGTCAGAAACCTTCTTAGCGGATTGCAGAACATCCAGTTGCTTGTGGATAAATGTAACTACAAATTCTCCAAGCAACCCGTCTCCCTGCCCAAGATGGCAGAAAACGAGTTCGTTGCATTGGGTAAGAAATGCGTAGAGGGATGGCGAAAGCGATTCGACCACGAGGTTCTCGGCTACAAGCCAAGCGAAGAGCAGATTCCGATCTATAAGGAACGTCTCGCCTACGAAATGTCTGTGCTCAAGAAGATGGGCTTCTCAGGCTACTTCTTGCTGGTGGAAGACTTGGTCACTTGGGCTAAGTCTAACGGCATCATCGTGGGTCCAGGACGAGGTTCTGTAGGCGGTTCGTTGGTCGCTTACCTAGTCGGTATCACGGACGTTGACCCGATTCGATTCAACCTCCTGTTCGAGCGGTTCATCAACCCCGAACGACTTGACTTGCCTGACGCTGACTTGGACTTCATGAGTTCCAAGCGCCACATGGTTATCGAATACCTGACTGAAAAGTATGGTGCAGATCGTGTAGCAGGGATCTCAAACTTCTCAACTCTAGCGAGTGCCAGCGCTTTGCGTGATACAGGTCGAGTGTATGGTTTGAGTGGCTTTGACCTGACACCGACTAAGCTCGTTCCTAAAGAGCATGGTCAATCATTCTCACTCACCGAAGCCGCCCGCATGGTTCCCGAACTAGAACGGTTCAGGGACACCTATGAAGAGATTTGGGGTCACGCACTGAACTTGGAAGGTGCGATGCGTGCCTTTGCTCGTCATGCCGCAGGCGTTGTGGTTGCGGGAGAACCGCTTGCAGGGCGAGCCGTCATCGAAACACGCTCAGAATCGCCGGTGGTTAACTGGGACAAGCGAACAGTCGAGGACTGGGGCTTGGTCAAGATGGATATTCTCGGTCTGTCCACGCTTGATGTCTTGGAGATTGCTCGTCAGTACATCCTCGAGCGTCATGGAAAGAACATCAATTACCTAGACATCGACTTCGAGGCAGACAACATCATGGAATCGTTTGGTCGTGGAGACACGACGGGCGTATTCCAGTTCGAATCACCAGGCATGAAGAAGCTCCTTCGTGACCTTGCCTCAGTAGAGAAGTTGACATTCGAGGACATCACGGCGGCAACCGCTTTGTATCGTCCAGGCCCGATGGACTCAGGTCTGATGGATGACTTCGTTGCGATCAAGAAGGGCTTGCGCTCACCGACCTACGATCACCCCAGCATGGAGAACGCATTGCGCTCTACCTATGGAGTTATCGTGTATCAGGAACAGGTCATGCAAGTCGCAGTCGATCTTGCAGGCTTCACGAGAGCAGAAGCCGATCACTTGCGTAAAGCGATGGGCAAGAAAGACAAAGACAAGATGGCTGAAATGCGCGACAAGTGGGTTCAGGGCTGTAAGAACCACGTCGGCATGGACGAGCGTAACGGTGGAGACATCTTCGACAAGATTGAAGCATTTGCCGGATATGGATTTAATCGCAGTCATGCTGTGGAGTATTCAATCATTTCATATTGGTGCCTTTGGGTTCGAGTGAACTACCCAGCAGAGTACTTCGCCGCCTGTATGTCGATCGTGGATGAAGAGAAGCTCCCAGGGCTGGTGAAGGATGCGCGAGACTGCGGTATCGAAGTTCTGCCACCCGACATCAACCTATCCGCACATCGGTTCACGATCCCTGATGACAATCACATTCTTGCGCCATTCTCATCGGTCAAAGGAATCTCAGAGAACACCGCATTGCGGATTGTGGAGCTGAGAGAGAAGAATCGACCTTGGGTAGTCACTGGAAAAAAGAAGAAGCGTGACGGCACGATTGAAGAGGTCTGGGGCATGGAGGAGGGCACGACATTCAGCAATAGGTTTGCGACAGCTCAGGAATTCGTTCTCTCAGCAAGTCAGCCAGGCTCTAAAGTGAATGCCAGAGTTGTTGAGAATCTAAGACTCGTTGGAGCATTGGCCAATATCGACCCGACTGAGAAACCGCCCCGTCATCCAGATCGCCGTAAAGATCAGATGGAGATGATGCCAGGACTCATCATCGATTCAGTCAAGGCAGATCGAACAACAGACTTGAGTGAAGGCTTCCTACGAACCAAGGTCATCATGCTGGCTCAGGAGTACAAGAAGTGTTCGGATTGCTCACTGAAAGACGAGCCACACCCGACCATTCGTGCCAAGACGACTGTGAAGTTTATGGTGGTATCGGACTGCCCGACATGGCAGGAAGAGAAGAAAGACAAGCTCCTCGAGGGCGATGCCGCCGAGTATGTCAAGCAAGCGATCAAGAACGCAGGGCTTATGGTTGCAGAGGGTTACTACACGACATTGGTGAAGGCTAAGAAACAGGACAAGTTCCTTACGAACGAGTCGATCAATGCCTGTGGTCGGTTCTTGGATCGTGAGTTGGAACTTATCAAGCCGGCAGTCATCGTGGCTTTGGGCGCCGCAACCATCAAGCGGTTCCTGCCAGGGATGAAGGGCAACACTTCTGAACTAGCGGGCAAGACCTTCTATGACCCTGTACTAGATGCAACCATTGTTTGTGGCATCAACGCACAACAAGTCAATTTCGACCCCGAGAAGCAAACTGTATTGGACGCAACATTTGCTCAGGTTGCGGAAATTCTTTCATGAGTGAAATATGGGTTAATGTCGTCGGATACGAGGGTGTTTACCTCGTATCTAGCCTGGGAAGAGTAAAGAGTCTGCCAAAGGTAACAAGACGGAGCCATAAGCTAATGGACGCATCGCCAGATGGACAGGGTTATTTAAGCGTTGAACTATTTAAAGATGGCATTGGGCTTAGGAGGAAAGTTCACCTAATGGTAGCTGAGGCATTTCACGGAGCGCGGCCTGAGAATTGCGTATGCAGACATTTGAATGGAAATAATCAGGACAATAGAATACATAATCTCAAATGGGGAACGCCTGACGAAAATAGAGAAGATATGAAAAGTCATGGAACGCGACTTACAGGCGAAAGAAATCCCGCTTCGAAACTTACCGAGATGCAAGTGCTTGAGATTAAGAGAAGATTGGGCATCGGTGAAGTTGGTAGAAAATTGGCCAATGAATTTAAAGTAAGTGCTACCGTAATTTGTAATATTCGTAAGAATAGAGTCTGGCGCAATATAATTTCGCCTGAGAAGTAAGTCAGAAATGACTTGTTAACCCTGTAATAAGACACTAACCTTATACATATAGATTGATTTATCAAGGAGAGTAGAAAATGACATCAAGCCCGAACATCGATTTTGACGATGCTGAAATTGCCGCCCTCATGAATGAGCTTGAGGCAGAAACCACTGGCTTCGAACCTGAGAAGGCTGAGATTAAAGCCAAACCAGTCGAGCTGGAAGAGAAGGTAGCCGAGCCCGCCCCCGTGAAAGCGAAAGCTGTCAAAGCGGCCAAGCCCGAACCTGAGCCAGAACCCGAACCCGAACCAATCGCTGAAACCCCTGTGGATAAACCTGTGGAGACAGAAGCGGTTGACATGGCAGAAGAGCCGGCTGAAGACGCGGCAATCTCGGAAGATCGCCCAAGCACTTCAGCTTCCCCGTCAGGACTGAAGTACTTCGTGGATGTTCGAGAATTCAACAAAGAAACCAAGCTGACAGAGGCCACGCTGGACAACTGCATGATCGAGCAATCGGGTCTGCGAGCCTGGTATGGCGCTCAAGCCGCCAACGCTGAAGCCCAGCATGACCGCCTCAAGGCAAAGTTCGATGTGCTTGAAGCCAGCCTCTACGACCATCACCGCAAAGAACTCGCGGCATCAGGCGAGAAAACCACTGAGAAGATGGTGGAGAACGCTGTCAAGCTCGATCCTCGCTGGTTGAAGGGTAAGAACGCCGTAATCGAGTCCGAAACCATTGCAAATATCAATAAAGCATTGGTGGGTTCACTGGCTGATCGTCGAGACATGATGATTCAGTTGGGTGCGGATCGCCGTGAAGAATACAAAGGTGCGGCAAGAGTACTAGCGGAGCGCGATGAGCGTGAATCCATGAGTGCTCGAGCCAAGTCTGCGGGTGCCTCTGCTGTCAGGGGCATGCAATAAATTATTACTCATTCCCTACCTCAGTAAGTAGTGAGTGAGCTATAATAACCATGCTGAACGATGAAAGTCTAAAGGCATAAACCAACTTATCAAACTAACCAAAAAGGCAACAAAATGGATACAAGTAAACTAATGGAATTGATGAAGCAAAAGAAAGCGTCTTTGAAGCAGAAAGACAAAACCATCAAACCCCAACCAGGCTCAAATCGTTATGTCCTTCTCCCAGGCTGGAGAAAGGGTGAAGAGCACGTTTGGTATCACGACTTCGGACAGCACTACATCAAGAATGCCGCTGACGAAATTCAAGCTGTCTACCCTTGTAATGAAGCGATCTACGGAAAACCTTGCCCGATCTGTGAAGGCTTGAACCGAGCTGTTCATTCCGCAACGGATGACGAGACAACCGAGTTGCTGAAGAAGGCGAAAGCTGGACGTAGCTACTTGCTGAATGTGTTGGCTCTTGACTCTGAAGATCCGACCACTCCGCAGATTCTCGAAGTTCGTGCCACTGTATTCTCAGGCTTGGTAACGGCTGTTGAAGAGTGGGTTGAAACTATTTTCGATCCAGAGTCCTCACAGATCATCGTTGTCGAGCGTTCGGGCAAAGGCTTGAACACCAAGTACGCAGTACAAGTTAGCCCTAAGAAGCAAGCGCTTCCAAAAGGTGTGACTGCAAAACTGCACAACTTGGATGAGTATGTTGCAATGGAAAGCGACGAGCAAAAGCGTAAGGCGTTGTCTGCAATCTCCAGCGTTGCTGGTATTGCGATGGCCGCTGGTGCTGACCGCCCGAAAGCGATCCCGATGTCGTCTGCCGCTGACTTCTCGGACTCTGCTGACTTTGAGCATCCCGAAGAGACTGCGACCAAGACGACTGGCAAGCCGACTGGTAAGACGACTGCCGCTCTTGAAGAAGAGTTGGACGATCTTCTCGGCGACCTCGCCTAACTCACTACTGAGGAAACCCCGTTCCGAGAGCGATCTCGGTTCGGGCGTTCACGATGGCAAAAACACTACTTATAGACGGCAATAGCATTGGCTATGCGTGTCACTACGCAACCAAGCTGACCGCAGGAGGCATGCAAACGCAAGCAATCTTTGGCTTCATCAAGACCATGCGTGAGTTGCGCCTTACTTATCCAGATCACACGCTCATGGTGCTGTGGGACGGGCGGGCAGAGTGGCGATTTGATTTGACCCCAGCTTACAAGAGCAACCGAGATAACGATCCTAAGAAGGTCGCAATCAAGGAGGCTTACACCGAACAAACACCCATCATCAAGACAGCCATCGAGCATCTAGGTATTCGCCAAATGCGAGTGCTGACGCATGAGGCTGATGACATGGCGGGCTACTTGGTGTCGGAGCTGTCACGCAAGCCAGAGAACGAGATTGTATTGATCTCAGGCGACGGTGACTGGCTTCAACTGGTACGCAATAACGTCTCTTGGAGAGACATGCGTGACGATGCAAAGATTGTTAACTCCAAGAACTTCTTCGACAAGACAGGTTACGCAAATCCGATGGCTTTTCTTGAGGGTAAGTGCTTGCAGGGCGATACCTCCGACTGTATTCCAGGCGTAGGTGGCATCGGAGCAAAGGGCGCACCTGAGTTCATAGCTGAGTTTGGAAGTGTTCGACACTTCTGGGCAAAGGTGGACAGTGGTGAGCTTGTACCTACCAAGAAGGCGCACATCGGTCTAGCCAGCAAAGAAGGTCGTCAGGCGTTCGCACGCAATTTGAAGATGATGCAACTGCTGAAAGTTCCTAAGCCCGAGAAGAGCGTAGTGGACATGAAGCTGGGCAAGTTCGACAAGGAAGCGTTTGCGAATGTATGTGAGGAGTATGCCTTCGTCAGTATTCTAAAGAATCTGGACACATTCACGGATGCGTTCAATAAAAGGAGTTAGACATGACAGCATTAGCAGATTTAATCAGAGAGCTTGACAAGGAACTAGGCGAGAACGCCAGTGGCCAACAAGTATCGAATTTCATTGACACGGGCTTTCCGCCACTCAACCACATCCTCACAGGCCGCTATGACGGTGGCTTGCCGATGGGTCGTATGGTCGAAATGTTCGGTGAGTCCTCGACAGGTAAGACGGCACTCGCTACGCAATGGATGGTGCAAGCACAACAGATGGGCGGTGTCGCAGGCTTTATCGACTGGGAGCGTTCCTTCGATGTGAGTCTTGCTGAAGGGTTCGGTTTGAACTCCGAGCGCCCTCACTGGTTGTACTTCAAACCTAAGACTTGGGAAGAGGGCAACGTCAAAGCGGCAAAGGCTTGCAAACTCATCCGTGAGTCTAAGGTCATTGCCCCCGAAGCCCCGATCCTGTTCGTATTCGACTCAATCGCGGCAGCCCTGCCAAAGAGCCAGGCTGAGAAGGAGATCGACGAGTACACGATGAACGATACGACGGCGTTGGCTCGAGTGACCTCAACCACATTGAAGTCAATGGCTCAACACTGCGAGGAGTTCAACGCAACCTTCCTGTATCTCAATCAGATGCGCTTGAAGCCAGGCGTTGTCTATGGTGATCCGAGAACTACACCAGGCGGTAAAGCGATGGAGTTCTACGCCACCGCTCGACTTGCTTTGGGTCGTCAGAAGATCATGGAGCAACAGGATGGCGAGAAGACCTTCGTAGGGCAGAACATCTCCATTCAATGTGTTAAGTCAAAGATGACTAAACCTTTTCAGGAGACTTCGCTTCGCATGAGCTTCGATGAGTTTGGAGCGGCTCGTTTCGATGTCGTTATCAGCCTCTTGGAGTACATGGTCGATCAGAAGTTGCTTACTTACAGTAAGCCTCGCGTAACTTGGACAGATGGTAAGCAATACTTCGTCAAGGCGCTCGCGGAGAAGATCCGTTCCGAGAACTTGTACGATGAGTTGAAAGCTATGTTGCCTAAGTAACGCAATAGTCCCCGTATCTATACTATTGATGAACTCAATAGGTAGATTACGGTGGACATCCCTGTGATTGGTTTTATACCGCCCATTATTGGAGTCGATGGTGACTTCAATACCTTCAGGATGGGAAAGAAGTGGATGAAGTTGTACCCAGGCAAGAAAGTGCGGTTTTGAGAAGGATTTATGGGCCACACATTATTACCCCCATGAAGACGTTTACAGTGGTAAAATTGAGGAGAACAAGTTAAGTGAAAGTCAAGCCCCATTTAGTTAATTTCAAGCATAGAGGGGCTTGGTATGAACTCAGCGATGGAAGAGGCATCTACCTCGGTCATCGTAGGATGTCACAGGTGTATTACAAGCGGAACGCCTGGTGCATCGAGCGAATTGCGTTGGAAGACACAATTCGTATGGGTTTCACGGCAGTCGGTATCGCCGTGAAGAGTGGGAAGAACAAGCTCCTTTACGCTACCAGCGTGGAAGACTTCTTCGGCCCTGATTCATTTGTTAATCCCGACAATATCCTGCAACGCGGCCTACCGCTTAATCGCTTCAGGATCACTCCAGCAAACTACAGGGAGAATGTCGAAAACTCGATGCGTCTCCGATGAGAAGCGCTGACAACCCTATGTTAGCGAAATATCATCATGAGATAGCACGAAGAAAGGTAATTATGTTGATTCCAAGCGCACTCATGTGTCTTGCATTGAATGTCTATCATGAAGCTCGAGGAGAGCCAGAGATCGGTCAAGCGGCAGTGGCTATGGTCACGCTGAATAGAGCCCAGTCCCAAGCAAAGGTTTGCGACACAGTGGCAGAGAAGAATCAGTTCTCATGGACAGCGAAGTTTGTGCAGGGCAGAGATAAGAAAGGCTTTTTCGTACTGACACCAGCGGGACAGCCTAAAGATGAAGAAGCATGGTACAGGGCAAAGGTTGTAGCCATTAATGCATTGCGTACTTTCAAGTACAAGAGCGGCGATGTAACGCAGGGTGCGACGATGTTCCATGCAAAGAATGTCAAGCCGTACTGGACGAAGTTTAGTGAGAAGACTGCGACTATTGGCAGTCATGTTTTCTATAAAGTTAAAGATAAGTCACAAGTGACAGGAAAAGCATGAGACCGTATGGCGTAATTTCAGATAGTCACAACCATAATTGGTCAGCCTTTAGCTCCGTAGACAGTGACGGCGTTAACACCAGGCTGAAGTGGATTCTGGACGAGACACTTCGCTGTGCTGAAGCCGTCAAGAGGGCAGGGGGCGACACGCTCTTTCATGCGGGTGACTTGTTCCACGTAAGAGGGTCAGTCGCACCATCCGTACTTAATCCGACCTTGGCTGTCTACAAGAAGATCGTGAATAGCGGAATCAAAGTTGTCATTAATGCGGGCAATCACGACCTCGAGGGTAAGGAGGCTAATGAGCTGGGCAGTGCCATTACCGCACTTCAGGAAGTCGGTTGCTATGTAGGTAACGAAGTTCTCCATCACCGACTAGACGAAACGAACATGGTCATCACGATTCCCTGGATGCCGATCGAGGAGCTGAAGAAGCAACTGTCTGGAATCATTCATGTCGGGCGCACTGACGTAATCATCCATGCAGGTATCGATGGCGTGATTCCAGGCTTGCCCAGTCACGGTCTTGACAGGGACTACCTACAAAAGCTGGGCTTTCGCCGTGTCCTCGCTGGCCACTATCACAACCACAAAGACTTGGGTGATGGCGTGTACAGCGTGGGAGCATTGACCCATCAAACATGGTCTGACATCGGAACCAAAGCGGGCTTTCTGATCGTCAGTGACGAAGGTGTGAAGTGGCATTCAACGCACGCTCCGAGCTTCATTGAGATAGACGAGCGTACCGATCCTGATGACATCGCACTACTGGTCGATGGCAACTATGTTAGGGCAAAGGTTTACACCGCCAAAGAGTCCGAGATCACGAAGTTTCGCAACATGCTCATGGATGCTGGTGCGAAGGGTATCAACATCATTAGCCAGCCGCCTACAGGTGTGACTCGTGTGGAGTCAACTGTAAAAGCGGGTGCATCGATGGAAGTCAGTGTCGAGGAATTCATCAAGTCGCAAGACTTTAACAACAAGCCTCAAGTATCGGTGGCTTGTAGCGAGATTCTCGCAGAAGTAACGGAGAGATAAGTGGACATTATTAAGCTGGGTATCAGGAACTTTCTGACGATTGACTATGCGGAGGTCGAGCTATCGAACAGGGGCTTGCTTCTGATTCAGGGCAAGAACCTCGATGACACCTCTGCCGATTCGAACGGTGCAGGCAAGTCATCCATCGCTGATGCAATCTGTTGGGCTCTCTATGGAGTCACAGCGCGAGGGGTATCAGGCGATGCTGTCGTGAACAAGACAGCGAAGAAGGACTGCTGGGTCAATGTCTATCTCAAAGATGGTGAGGAGACCTATGACGTCACTCGCTTCCGCAAGGACTCCGCTCTGAAGAATCAGACAACGATTCTGGACAAGTCGGAAGTACCACTGCACAAGGCAACCGAGCGTGAGACTCAGGATGTCATCAACTCTATCGTTGGGTGCAGTCTCGAGGTCTTCCAGGCGGCAGTCTACGCAGGGCAGGAGAAGATGCCCGACCTGCCTGGCATGACTGACAAGCAACTGAAGCTGATGATTGAAGAGGCGGCAGGCGTAGAGATCCTCGCCAACGCTTACGCAGTCGCCAACGCAAGATCAACCGCTAAGATCAAGGAGCTTTCTGTCGTACAGAACGGCTACAAGATGGCGGCAGAAGCGATCCTCAAAGCATCGACCAAGCTCGCCGAGACCGTCACCGCCTACGATGTGTTCGAAGCTGAACGCAAACCGAAAGCGAAGGAGGCTTTGTCTAAAGCTCTGCCGTATAAGGCACGAGTCGATGAATTGAAGCGAACCATTGCGGAACACAGTACCGAAGAAACAATCAAGGGCGAGCTGGACGAGATCGCCAAGCAGTTCGAGAAGCTAGAGGCGGAACGAACCGAGCTTGCAAAGCTCCAGCGTGGAGCTAACACCCTCGACAGGTCGTTGGCGGCCGAGATCGCTCTCACCAAAGGTTTCAAGGGCGCATACGAGGAGTCGATTGAGAACCTTGCCAATATCGACAAGAAGGTGGGTACACCATGCTTTGAGTGTGGCAAGAAGTACTGCGAACACGACATGGAAGAAGCGAAGCGTCTGGCTGCCGAAGTGGTTGAGCAACGCAAGAAGGGACTGTCTGTCCGAGCGATTGAGTTGCGTGACTTGAAAGCGAGAGCAAGCGAAGCGCAAGAGCGTGCCACCAAGTTCGAAGCGTCACTCACCGACACCACAAAACTGGCAAGCGCACAGAAAGAGATGAACGCAAAGCTCAGTAGGCTACGATACTTGCACGACGAACTAGCTCACAATGCAATGGAACTGGAAAAAGGTAAATCGGCGGCAAAACTTTTGCTGGAAAAAGACAATCCTTATACTTCCATAAAAGAGCATTGTCACAAGGAACACCAAGCGGCAATCGAGACCGTCAAGGACTTTGAGAAGCGCATTCCAGAACATGAAACGGAAGTCGAGATCGCAGAGTCGGTGAAGGCTGTCTTTGGGCCAGCAGGAGTTCGAGCGCACATCTTGGATACTGTGACACCGTTCCTGAACGACCGGACGGCTCACTACCTGAGTACGCTTGCCGATGGGAATATCCGTGCCACTTGGAACACGCTCACGGCGAATGCGAAGGGCGAGCTGAAGGAGAAGTTCAGCATCGAAGTTTCCAATAGCAAAGGTTCTGAATCGTTCGCAGGGCTCTCAGGCGGTGAGAAGCGCAAGGTGCGTCTTGCTTGTGCGATGGCGTTGCAAGACATGGTTGCCAGTCGAGCTACTAAGCCGATTAACATCTTCATTGCCGATGAGGTCGATCATGCCCTTGATGAAAGCGGGCTCGAGCGCCTGATGACGGTATTGAACGAGAAAGCTCGTGAACGTGGAACCGTACTGGTCATAAGCCACAATAGTTTGTCTGACTGGATTGATGAAGTCATCACAGTTACGAAGGAGGGCGGTTATGCGAAAGTCAGCGGAGCTACTAGCTAACCAAGAGCCTGTTAAATACAACAGGGCTTCAGCCGCAGAAGAGTGGAAGCGACTGTTATCTACGCCTGGCGCCAAGACGAGCGACAGGATGACGATTGGTGTCATGGGTAGACGTGCAGGGAAGTCGTCACTGTCGGCTTCTATTGATGCGCTATCCGACCCTGATAGCCCGTATAATAAGTCATTAGTGAAAGATATAGGGCTCGTAGATATGCCAAAAGCAACCTCAGAAAAAGTAACAACTATCCTACTGGATGAAGTAGAGGCTGAATTGCAGATAGAAGAAGAGTTTGGTGAAGTCCTTGTAGAGCTTAATAAGAAGTTTAAAGCCAGCAAGGAAACCTTCATGCTGACCGCCCCTATGGTTCTAACTGTGAAGCGTCCGAAAGGGTACTCAAAGTCTAACCACATCGGCTCTGAGGACTTCAAACCGCTTCGTGCCTACATGGGCAAGAAGGGCAAGATCATCATTGTGTTCCGCCCCGTCATGACAGCGGACTACGAAGAGATGGAGATGGAAGAAGCTCAGGCGAAACAACACCTGATGGGCTTTGAGGAATTCTTCAAGGAAGCCATGTGGGGTGTTCGTGAGCAGTTATCCGACTTTCACAAGCGAGCCGCTTTGGAGCAAGAAAAAGCCGCCCTGACTGACAGGTTTGAAACATACAAAGATTTGGGGTTCGGGTCATGGTAATGAAAATCAAAGTAGTTGGGATGGATCCAAGTATGAGCAATTGGGGTATTTGCAAGGCAACGGTAGATGTTGATACTCTTGACTTCACAATTGATGACCTGATCCTGATTGAAACCGAGAGCGAGTCCAAGAAGGGCGTTATCAAGCAATCTGACGACTTACGCAGGGCAAAGATCGTTCAAGAAGGCATGCTCGAGGCATGTGCCGAAGCATCGCTGGCCATCTCCGAGATCCCGTTCTGCAACCCAGCGGGTTACGCAGGGGCAAACTTCAATTCAGGGCTGGTTACAGGTGTCCTGGCGAGTTGTCCCTTACCTCTCATTCAAGTGTTCCCAGGAGAGGTCAAAATGAAGGCTACTGGCGTTCGTTCAGCTACGAAGGGGGAGATGATCGACTGGGCGATGAATCGCTTCCCTGACGCTCCCTGGAGGATGCGTAAGCTCAAGGGAAAGATGGTTCCGACCAACGCTAACGAGCACTTGGCCGATGCGGTTGCATCGATTAATGCCGGCTTGGATTCACAGCAGTTCAAACAAGCGATTGCCATGTATCGGAGTATGAAATCAGTCGCGTGATCTAAGTCACCCGTGACTATACTAGCTACATATATAAGAGCTAGAAATTATTGGAGAGAGTAAACAAGTGGCGATAACTATTTGTCCTGAAAGTCAACCCCTACCAGGCGAAATGCGGGTCAACACGACTCTTGAGAGAACCGAAGTCTATGACGGCCGTAAATGGGTGGAACTGGCAATTGCAAGCTCCAGTTTCCCCATGCCAGGCGGTTCAGTAGCGCTTCCTCGTCACAGTGACTTATCCACAGGCATTACAAGTATCGGCATCGGAGAAATAGGCGCCACCAGTGCCATCTCCTCACTGTCTGCCTCAGCCGTCCGTGACGGCGTACTTCCCAAGACTTTGTTCAACACCACTCCAATCATAAGGATGAGCGCTCTGGATTTGATGCTGTCCGAATTGTCTGAGACACAAATGACCGACCGTGTCCGATTACAAATTCAGGAATACGTCGCTGAAAACATGAATGGCTGTAGCACTTGCTTTCACCTCAAATTCCAGGAAGAGAAGAGTGCCTCCGACGACTCATTGCGGTGCGCCGCAACCTGTCAACATAAAGGCGCTGAGGCAGGCTGTACGACAATCATTTGTCCAGACGGCAAACTTTCGGCAATGTATCCAAATGGAAAAAGAAAAGCAGAGTTTATCGAACTGGGCAATGCCAAGAAAAATGCTACTGATACTCAAAAAGAAGAAGTCGAGCCAGAACCTTATATAAGAAATGACCCTGACCGACCCGCAACCTCTGATGTAGACGCCTGGTAAAACCTTATATTGCAGTTAAGTCATCGGTGAAGTATCATCACCGTCCTTTCAAAAATTCATAAACCACTAACCTAAAAGAAAAAGGAGATTCATGAGCCTTCCATCATCAAAAACCCCCGCACGAGAATACGCCAAAGGAATTGGCGACGCAGTTGCGGATCGTACTATTAACCGAAAGGTGACACGGGCTGTTGAGCCGTACACCATGCACATTGAGTTGCCTCGCCGTGATGACATGGCTCTGGATCATGAAGTGGACGAGTGGTGCAAGTCCAATAACTATGTAATCGAAAGCTATGCTGTTGACTATGGCGATGAGTTGATCGTAAAGATCACCCTAAACGTCATCGGTATCGTGGAGATCGAGAAATGGGAAGATGTAGCCCATCGCGTAGCCTTTGGTAACTCACTATTGCATCCTCAGCTCGGCGATGAGCCATTCGAAGTCACGGCAGAGAATCGTGCCCAAGAGTTTGAGAAGATGAATCACCACCTCCGTCAGGCTTCAATCCTGATGTCAGGTCGTCATTTGCAACACGGCGACGAGACTCAGCCTTCACGCCCTATGGAAGTGTTTACAAACTGCTCCACATCTGCATCTACATTCCTGACTTTCTATCTGTTGCTAAACGGTTCAGGCGTTGGTCGCTCTTATGACAATGAAATGATCGTTGCGGACTTGAATAACTTGCCTATCGTAGTTCCTGTCGTCGACATGATGCACAAGGATGCTCAGTCAGGCGAGATCAGCGCATTAGATTTACGCACAGCAAAACATCTGTATGCGGGTCGTACCCAAGAAGTCTTTGAAGTGCCAGATTCCCGCGAAGGCTGGGCAAAAGCACTGGAGAAGATGGAGCTGATGGCTTTCGAAGGCGATAAGCGGGACACAGTATTGATTCTGGACTTCTCAAAGGTTCGCCCTCGTGGAACAGGTATCGCTGGTATGCAGGGTCGTCCTGCCTCTGGCCCTGGCCCCTTGATGACAGCGATCTCCAACGTAGCGAAGTTGCGTGATGCTGGTATGGCACCTTGGCGTGCTGCCATGTACGCCGACCACTATGTTGCAGAGTGCGTGCTGGTAGGCGGTGCTCGCCGTGCGGCTCGTATGGCAACAAAGACCTGGCGTGATAAAGATTGCTTGGACTTCGTACAGGTTAAGCGAGGCGGTTTCTTGTGGTCATCCAACAATTCAGTCACTTGTGACGATGAATTTTGGGGCTATGTCAAGGGTGAGGCGGCTCCTCGAGGCAAAGAGACTCTTGCGGCTCATGCAAAGGCAGTGTTCGATGCGTTGACCGAGGCGGCTTACTACGACCAAACAGGCGAGCCAGGCATCATCAACGTGGACAAGCTGACATGGAAAGACGACGGCATCGAAACCTTGCTGGATGGTGACTTTGCTGAATCTGCCCGTTACAAGTTGGACAGAGAGACTTTGAAGTTGACTTCAGCCCTCGCTAACGCCTGGAAGAACTCCAAGTACAAGGTGATTACGAACCCATGCGGTGAGATCGTGTTGGGCGCGTTAGGTGGCTACTGCGTGATCGCGGACGTTGTTCCGTTCCATGCCGCAAGCTATGAGCCAGGCGAAGAGAAGCCTTTGAACTCTGTTTGGGATGCTGATGCAGAAGATTCATTCCGTACTGCGACTCGTGCCTTGATTCGTACTAACTTGATGGACAGCATGTACCACAAGGAAGTGCATAGAACGAACCGTATTGGCGTAGGCATCACAGGTCTGCATGAATACGCTTGGGCCCGCTTCGGCTACGGTTGGAGAGACATCGTGAATGAGGAGCTGTCAAAAGACTTCTGGCTCATGTTGGCTCGATTCAAGCGTGCTGTTCAGGAAGAGGCACGAAGCTACTCGGAGTTGGTAGGCGTAGCGGTTCCTCATACCAACACAACCATCAAGCCTGCCGGCACAACTTCCAAGTTGTTCGGCTTGACTGAAGGCGCTCACCTAGCATCAATGCGTGAGTATCTACGTTGGGTGCAGTTCCGTAATGACGATCCATTGATCGACAACTACCGAGCTTTAGGCTACCCGATTCGTATGCTCAAGACTTACTCAGGCACAACCATTGTCGGTTTCCCAACCCGTCCACAGATTTGTGCGCTAGGTATGGGTGACAAACTGGTAACAGCGGCAGAGGCGACTCCCGAAGAGCAGTATCAGTACCTACGATTGCTTGAGAAGTATTGGATTACAGGCGTGCAAGAAGATGGCGTTACACCGCTCGAGGAGCGTGGCAACCAAGTCAGCTACACCCTGAAATACGACCCGACAGTTGTTAGTTTTGAGGACTTCAAGCGTACTTTGATGGAAGGTCAGTCCACGATTCGTTGTTGTTCAGTGATGCCACAGGCAGATACCTCGGCTTACGAGTACCAGCCTGAGCAACCAGTGAACGCCCACGAGTACGAGATGATCTGTGCGGCTATCAAAGACACTGAAAACGTCAAGCAGGACATTGGTGCAGAGCATGTGGATTGCAGTACAGGCGCATGCCCGATTGATTTCGGAACGAACGAAGCATCTAAATAAGGACTAGCTATGACCGTGATCCAATTCCCAGGCCCTAAAACGCCTCAGATCGAGCAGGAAGCGATTCCCGCCATTACCAAGCCCGTCGCTGTCACCGACTCCAATGCGAAGTCTGTGGCGATGTTTGGAGCCTTGGTGAGCGTTCTGAAGTTCTATGCGGGGCAGGGGTTCGATCACGGCAAGCAAGCCCGTCAGATCCTTCAGGAAATGGGAGTACTGGTCAAGTAAGTCAGAAGTGACTATACTGTCCTGAACTTCTCCCGAAGTTACGACTGGTCGCCAGGCACCAGCACAAGAAGCCTGGCACCTTTGTATGGAGAGATGGCTGAGTGGTCGAAAGCATCTGCCTTGAAAACAGACGAGTGTAAAAGCTCCGTAGGTTCGAATCCTACTCTCTCCGCCAAGTTTTGCAGTATGCCCAGTTAGCAGAGTGGTAATGCACCTCACTTGTAATGAGGATATCGGGAGTTCGATTCTCTCACTGGGCACCATCTAGGAGAAGAAATGCCGCAATTACAGTTGTTTACTGATACATTGGATCAGTCTCAGATTACCGCCAAGATCATTGAAGATTCAATCAGTCTTGCCGATGTACGGCTGACAACCTTTCAGTTGTCCTACCCCAGATTCATTCACGCAGAGTTCATGACACATCGGGTCTTTTCCCGTAATGCGTCATCGTCCCGTGCAATTCCCGTTGCCAAGATGATCGAGCAAGTGCGAACCAACCCCGCACGCCCGATTCACTGGGGCAAGAACCAGCCAGGGATGCAGGCCAAAGAGGAGCTGTCGAAAGAAGATCGAGAAGCGGCTCAGTGGCAGTGGGAGAGGGCGGCTCAATCGGCAGCTTTCTTTGCGGAGCAGATGGAAGCCACAGGTACTCACAAACAAGTCGTCAACCGCATCCTCGAGCCGTTTCAGATCATGCATGTCATCGTTACGGCAACCGAATGGGACAACTTCTTCGCCTTACGCGCCCATCCTGATGCTCAACCCGAAATCAATGCACTGGCTGTTGAAATGGCTCGCCTGATGCATGTCTACACACCCAAGCTGTGCTTCGCTGAAGAATGGCATTTACCCTACGTCACCCCAGAGGAACGCGATCTCTACAACGTCGAGATCCTGAAGAAGCTCTCAGCGGCTCGCTGTGCTAGGGTTTCATACCTTACACATGATGGTAAGACTCCTGACGTACAAAAGGATGTCGATCTGTATGACCGCCTAGTGGGTAGCAAACCCATTCATGCGTCACCCGTTGAGCACCAGGCTACGCCAATGCCGAACGCTGATACCTACTCAGGTAACTTCAAAGGCTGGTTCCAGCACCGCAAAGAGGTCGAAAGCCGAATGCTTTGATCCCTAACCATATTCGCTAAACTCATTCATAACTGACTTACTACGGAGAAAAACATGGACAACAAAACATATCAAGAACGGGCCCTGCTTACGGAAAGCAAACCTACGGAGCTGAACTTCGGAGAGGTTGGCCTTCACATTGTCCTCAACGCCGCAGGGCACATGACCGAAATGATGGATCGGGTCAAGAAAACTGCCTTCTACGGCAAGGCTCTCAATAAGGAAGAGTTCCGCGCACTCGCAGAGAGCCTGGCTGGTTACGCCCAGCTCATGTTCCAAGTGAGCGATCAACTGGAGCAGAAACATGACAAGGCGCTCTACCAAGCGCTTCCTGAAGAGTGTCGCAACATCAAGGCTGAAAACCTCGACCTCCGCAAATTGCATTGTGCAATCGGTGTGTTTACGGAAGCGGGAGAGCTATTGGCTGCCGTTCGCAAGCAACTGGAGGGTCAGCCTATTGACGATGTGAACTTCGCTGAGGAGATCGGTGATGTCCAGTGGTATGCGGCAGTAGGCGCAGATTCATGCGACACATCGCTCGAACACATCCAAGTTACGAACATCGCCAAGTTAGCCGCTCGCTACCCTGAGAAGTTCACCCCTGAAGCCGCACTCGAACGCAATCTGGCGAAGGAGCGGGCAATTCTCGAGGGCAAGGCTGAATGATCGGACTTTGCGGATCCCATCGAACTGGGAAGACAACACTCGCACGGGCTTACGCAGAGAAAGCAAAGATTCCGTTCCTTGAAACTTCAGTCAGCGCCATCTACCGAGAGTTGGGTTACGACCCGTCCGTCACTTACGATTTCGTAACTCGCCTCGGTATTCAGGAAGAGATTCTCAAGCGTCTGGATCGTGAGTATGCCAAGTACGCAGGTGAGCAATTCATTACTGATCGAACACCACTCGACATGATCGCCTATACCTTGGGTGATGCGATTGGTGATCGAGCGCCTGAAGAGAGTTTTGACCGCCTGAACCAGTACGTCTTGGACTGCTACAAGTGCGTGAACAAACGCTTCGGCATGATCCTGCTGATCCAGCCAGGCATCGAACTCAAGGACGCACCAGGCAAGGCCGCAATGAACCGAGCCTACATCGAACACTTGAACTCGCTCATCTTCGGCTTAACGGTGGACGAGAAGCTCGACACCCTACATTTCTACATGCCTCGAAGCATCACAACCTTAGATGGCCGTATGTCAGCTTTATCGTCTGCGGTGGATCGTTGCAAGGTGAAAACGCAAGAGGATTTGGAGCTGATGCGTCAGACGGGGAATGGTTACGTACATTAGGGAATATGTCAGTAGTGACTTGTATTCCCTGTGTTATCGCTTTAAAGTTTAATTGTCGGTATGACACTATCAACTGGAGAAACCATGAAATTATTTAAAGACTTATTAGACCGAGTATTCCGCAAATCTACTGTTAACCCTGTTGCACCTGTACCAAGCGACGATTTAACAGTCATCGAGGCGGAAAACAAGATCGCTAAGAAGAAGCACCCAAGCAAACTACAAAGTGGCAAATCCAATCGCACCGCATACGACGGGCTTGAGGAAGTCGCTCAGTTCATGAAGGGTGTTAAGTCATGCGATACGGGTGTTCCCAAAGAAGCTGACATCAACTTATACATGCAGGCGCTACGACGCAGGCTCAATAAGCTCATGGACTCTGACAGCTACACCTTGACATCAAGCGTAAATGGCTCACGCCGTTTCGTGACCTTCAAGAAAAAGAAGAAATGACAGTCCCAGTCCTACAAGACGAAGTGAACAGGAAGGCATTCGACACGCTGTCCTGGCTGACCCTGTCCGTCACTAACGGAAAGATCACGCCTGCTCAATACTCGACAGGCATTGACTCTCTGTTCATGGCGGTATCAGGGCTGGTCACTGATAGGGACTTCATTCACATGATCGGCGAAGCTCAACGACTCTGCGAAGAGGAGAAAGCATGAACGGATACATCTTGATGCTCTTCCTCTTCGGCGTTAACTCTCAAGGAGTCGAGAGCATGACCACGAAGAACTACTCAGGCTATACGACGCTCGAGGAGTGCGAGAAAGCCGGCCGAGAGGTCAAGGACATCATCGGGACATCGCCAATCCGTTACCGCTATTCATGCATCATCAATCAAAAGGGTATCTTCTAATGAGTTTAAAATCAACACCTCCTGAACGCTATGTAGTCATTGGTGGCTATTGGCTGGATGACAAGACCACTTTCGATGGCTATGTCTGTGCAGTCGGCGGGCAGTACACCGAAGATACGGATGACGATGAAGTGTTTTACTGGTTTGAAAGCATGGAAGAGCTTGAGGGGTTCATGGATATTGCCCCAGGCTTCAAGAGCAGAACCGATACGGACTTCGTGATTACCAAGTGGAATGACTTTCATGCGTAAGTCCCCAATCAAGTCTGTTGTTAGTCCTGTATTGAGCTTGTAAACTGGTTTCAGTCAATACTGACTTAAAGAGGAGGTGAAGATGAAAAGAGGATTATTAGCCTTATTACTGGGCATGACTATCTGCACAACTACTTTGGCAGATGTCTATGTAATGGCCAACGAAGCAGGGGGCGAAATCACCCTGACTGAGCGGGTGTGCAAAGAGAACAAAAACTGGCTTCAGGCGTATAGCTACGGAAAGAGTGCTTACTACAAGGGTTGCTGGAATATGCGTGACGGATTGGTTGTCGTTGTTTGGCAATCTGACGCAACAGGCGCCGTCTCTACACGGGTGTATTCGCCTTCCGACTTCACCAAGCGGACATCGATCTAATGACAAAAGACAACTTCAGAACGATGGAGTTCGAGGACTGGGCGGAGAGGTACAACCCCGATGTGAACCACCTTGATCCCGATGCCTCGTTCCAGGACGAGAACGGAATAGGAATCATGTTCGAAACCTTTGGCTCTGAGCTGGAGTATGTGCTGAAGATTGCCAATACGGAACCCAATCGCGTCTGGACTTATATGGATGGCGATGAGGGCACTTTCATTGGGAACGGCTACCACCTTGTCAATCGTATTGGATACTTCATTACGGAGAAACCTTGCGACTTCGAATTCATGGAAGTTCCAATCGACTCCTACGATGAATATGAGGATGAAGAGGATGATGAATGAACGAGCGGATTAAAGAACTTAAACAACAAGCTACTATCATTGTTGGAGCTGAATCTGGATTTGCGTTTGACCGTGAAGTGTTGGATGAACAAAAGTTCGCCGAGTTGATTGTTCAGCAATGTATTGAAATTTGTAACCAAGCTATCCTACAGAATCAAGATACATTGTCTAAACTCAATGAGGACGAGTTGGCTGAAAAAATGGCTATTCATGGGGCTATCCTACAAGCCCAAAAATTAGGCAACGGTATTAAAGAACGATTTGGAGTTGAAGAATGAACAAGCCATTTATACCGCTTTCGGACAAGATTCCTGACACGGATTCGAAGCAGTTGCCCGAACCAGTATGGGGACAGCACTAATCCCCTGCGTTATGTATTGCATGTCCTGTATTTGATCTGTATTCTGTACTTAGTCAGTTATGACTTACATAAGGGAGAGTAAATATGAGTAAACGAATGACTCAGGCCGAAATGGTCTTAGCACTTCTCAAGGAGAAGCCGATCACCCGAACCGATGCAGTTGTGGATCTTGGGTGTTTCGAGTTGTCGGCACGCATCGGTGAGCTGGAGCGTGCAGGGCACATCATCCATCACGAGAAAAAGACAGGCGTTAATCGCTTCGGTGCCTCAGTGCGCTATGTGCGTTACAGCTTGGCTTCGGAGGCGACAGTATGACTATCAGCCCTTTATTAAAACAGATAGGCAGTCTCATCATTGCTATCGCAAGCCTGTATCTCATTGTATGGGCGCTGTGGTGTCTTTGGAATGAAGACTATCCACAAGCCGCCGCTTACTTTGCTTTTTATATCGCTATGCGAATTGATTAGGAGAAAAATATGAAACTAACTAAATACCACCGAGAGGCGTTTGTTCTTGCCGTTATGGAGGATGTTCCAAAGGTTGACTACGAATCTCAGGCTCATGCTTTGATTCTCGAGGATAGCATTCAGCAACTTCCTGAAAAGTTGCAGAAGATCGCACGAGATAAAACGCTAAGACAATACCTCAACATGAATCACTTTTGGCTTCGTGAGTTTTGTAGCCTGTATGTTTTTAATATCCATGAGGAAAGACTCAAGTTGTCGGCGAAAGCACAGGCAGAGTTTGACAAGCTCGAGGAACTTCAGAAGGCTCAGAACGAAGCTCGACGGGATCTCCGTGACAAGCTGAATGGCGTAATTCGATCATGCACGACGGATGTTCAAGTTCGTAAGGCGTTGCCTGAGTTCTCGAAGTATCTGCCCGAAGCTGAATCCCCTGTGGATCGTACCGTTCCTGTCATCGCCAACCTTGTTGCTGACCTCATGAGTATGGGCTGGCCAAAGGATAAAGAGGCGGTGCCAGCATGAAAGCCATCACAGCGTTCGCCCTTGTGCTCACCCTGATCTCAGGTCAGGCGACAGCGTGTGGCTACAGCGATTGCTATGGCGATCCCGATCCTCTGCCGTACAGCGGAGGAGGGGGAGGTCGTGGAGGTGGCGGTGGTGGTTCAAGGGATACCTATGGTGCAAGTATCGCCAGGGATCAGTTCTATAAGGACATTACTACACCGCCTCGAGCCGATGTGAATTGCTATGGCTATGTTGCCTGTAACAATGCTGTGAACGGGGGTAACTCCAATAGCATTTACAACAGGCAGAACGCCAATGCACAGTACAACGCCAATCAGAAATGATTTCGATTAACAAGCCAAACGGGGATATGTACGCTGGGGTCGATATACAGGATAACTGGCTTCGACTCCATCTTGCGGCATTGCCTCACGGCACACACATCGCAATGGACAAGAAGATTCTGCCCATGCTGATTGATGCATTGATCCAGTTGAAAGAGGAGCAAGAGAAATGAAAGAGTACGACATCCTGAACTCTGTAGTTCTGGCTTTCCTTTCCGCTCAGGATCACTACGACGCAATCCTAACCTCAGCCGATGGACACATTGGTTTCGACGGAAGAAACATCATCTTTATCTGGAAAGATGGGGAGCAGGCAGAAACAATAACGACCAACAATGCCATTGGTATTTGGCTAGAGCAGGGAAGAATAAAGGCTAGAGAACAATGACATTTATCTTAACTTGTGGATGTGAGTACGAACACGATGGCTACTTTTGCGAGTGGGACACGGAAACGAGAGAGTGTGAGCCCGCTATTGCTTATGGTTGCCTATGTGCCAAACACTATGCTGAATACGGGGCAAGGCCAACGGAGAAAGAACAATATGAACGCAGATGAATTGGCAGATTTAATTGAATTTGATGCTCCCATCATGGGGCTAAACAAAGAAGCCGCCACCATGCTACGCCAGCAACAAGCTGAAATAGAACGCTTAACAACTAAAAACTTGGAATGGTTAGCTAACTGGAACGAGCAACAAGCTGAAATAGAGGCGTTGAAAGCAATTATCAATGAAGCATTTAAAAGCATTCCAGCAATGGGCGAAGATGGTGAGTTTTACCATGAGCATCATGGAATGGATGGTGAATATTTGGGGTATGAAAATATACCAGCAAATTATGTTGTACAAGTCATTGAAGCAATACTAAGAAAGGCAAGTGAAAATGAACGCAAATGAACTAGCTGATGAATTACATGACCTTGATGTACAGGCATCACAACAAAGCCTAAATGACTGGGCTGAACAAGCCTCCGACATGCTACGCCAGCAACAAGCTGAAATTGAAAGACTATCAAACGATAACTATAAATTCATTAAGGCTATGGCAAATAAAGATAGCCATATTGAATCTTTAAAACAGTTGTTAAATGATTCTGCATTAAGAAAGGCAAGTGAAAAATGAAATATACAACACAACAAATAAAAAACTGGGATGTATCTAGTAGCGTTGATGGAAAAACTTGGATTCCAGCGAGACCCAAGTTATTTTGGTCTTTTAAAAGAATCAAATACGCTTGGCTGGTGCTTATTGGAAAGTTAGATGCACTTGATTGGAAATAAGAAAGGCACAGGAAAAATGAACGCAAATGAACTAGCTGACAAATTAAAACTGGTTAGATATTTCTTATCGCTGGTCGATGGTCAGGTATTAAATGATGCTGAAGCCGTGCTTCGCCAGTTTGGGCTGGCTGAAAGCATTATTAAGCAACAAGAACTTCAAATAGAAGCACTGAAAGCTGAGGTAAAACAATGGGAAGAATGGAAAGAGTCATTAAACGGATGGAGTAAAAAATGAACAAACCAGTAGCGGAATTAGTTTTAGAGCAGATGGCAGTAGGCGATGCTAGTAGTTTGCGAGTGAAATGGCTTGTAGATAACTATCCACCAGTAGGAACAAAACTCTATACCCATCCAGTAGAACTAACAGATGAGGAAAAGTGGGAAGTATTTACAAACCTTGCGAGAAACCCTGATTTAAGAGCAGACATGATTCGATTTGCAGATTCAATATTAAGAAAGGCACAAGAGAAATGAAAAAATGAAAAAAGAACCAGTAGCGTGGATTATTGATGTAAAGATGACCGATTGCGATGACAACTTTATTTGGAACACAGGCGATTATCCTGATTGGCAAATAAAGGATTGGATTCCACTCTATATTCATCCAGTAAAAGAACTAACAGATGAGGAAATTTTGGAAGAACTGTTGATTCCTAAAAGCGAATGGAATAGTTATAAGGCACACCATTGTTTAAAGCAGATTAGAGCAATACTAAGAAAGGCAAGTGAGAAATGAACAGAATAAAAGCATTTTTAAATGGATTTGTTGATGGACTTGGTTTTGGGTGTATTTGGCGTTGGTTAAGAAAGGCAAGTGAGAAATGAATAAAAACTATTGGTTTTGGATTGGTTTTATGGTGGGTATGTTACTCATTATCGTAATGGTTTCTAGCGGTAAAATTGCAGTTGCTCATAGTTGTTACTAAGAAAGGCACAATAGAAATAATGGCACATTACGCATATAAATACGCTTGTTATGACATCGACTACGAAAAATACTGCCAGCTTGTTAAGAAGTTCGAAGAAGAAAATAAAACCGAGTTTAATGGTGACCCTAACTACGATGGAGATTGTTGGTATGTAATGGAACTTTGGCTAAAAGAACTCATTACAGAAAACAACCAGCTAAAGGATGAACTAAGAAAGGCAAGTGAGAAATGAACGCAAATCAACAAGTTTACGAAGTGCCTTTAGTTGAGCTGCTTGAGAGAGTGCCAAAAGATGCAAGGTTTTGGGTCGAAGAAAAGCATAGCTCTACACATTATCCAGTTGGCCGCTTGTCGCACGAGGCAGCCGAAATGCTTCGCCAGCTACAAGCTGAAAATGAAGCCTTGAAAGCATTTGTCAAACCAATAATTGCACATGGAGACGATTGTATTGGTAATTGGGATGAATTACAAGATTTAGCCGTAAAAACAGGTCTTTTGATTGAAGTTGAAAAAACGCAATTTTGTAATTTAGACAAAGAAGAATTTATTGGTTGCCCTTGTAGGGAATATCACTATGACGAAGAATCTTGGGTTTGTTTAATTACTGCTAAATTTTTATTGGATGAGGCACAAGAGAAATGAAAATTGGATTAAGTGAATATGAAGAAGGGGTTGCAGATGGGCGAGAAGAGTCAGAAGAAATCATACGCCAGCAACAGGTTAAATTGGACAAGTATGAACAGGTGATTCAATCCATTGCCAACGAACGAATCGAACTGAGCCACGACAAAATTAAATGGCAGTGTGAAGATCATATTCGGTGGGCTAAAGAGGCTTTGAAAATGACTTCTGACGAGGGCTCGATGAAATCCCCCTGCGTGCAAGCTGGTCACCCCTATAATCGAGCGTCATAATAAGTCATTAGTGAATGAAAGGTAGATGATATGGCGGATCTCACAATGTGCAAAGGCTTAGGTTGCGAGCGTGCTCCTGACTGTCACCGCTATACGGCAGTGGCAAATGAGTACCGACAGTCTTACTTCACCCGAGCGCCTCTGAATCAATTTGGCGAGTGCGAATACTTCGTCTCCAACGAAGGTTGGACAAAGTCTGAGTGGTCGCAAGAACAAGTGGAGAAGAACACTTGAAACTGATTGGACTGGACTTGGAGACTACGGGTCTTCAACAGGAAGACGGTCACAGGATCATCGAGATCGCCATGCTGACCTACGACCTCAATACACGGAAGATGATTGGGATGTATATCGAGCGGATCGACCCCGAACGAGCGATTGATCCCAAAGCACAAGCGGTTCACGGCATCGCCTATGACGACCTAGTGGGTTGTCCCAAATGGGATGAAGTGGCGCCGACTATCGCTGATTACATGAGTCAGGGCGATCTGCTGATCGCTCACAACATGGGCTTTGATGGTCCCTTCCTCGCTGGTGAATTGATGAGGGCAGGGCTGGAAGTACCAAACATCAGCTCCTTCTGTACGAAAGAAGATGCACGCTGGGCATGTCCCGATGGCAAGTACCCGAAGCTGTCTGAGCTGTGCTGGAGTCTAGGCGTTGAGTACGACCAGGCGAAGGCTCACGGAGCTGAATATGACGTGGCGGTAACTATGCAATGTTTCTTTGCGGCGCTAGATCGTGGCTTTTTCAAACTGCCAGATTCGTGCAAGGAAATTGGCGAACACGAGAATTGCTACAAATAATGCGATCTTCCACCTATACAACATACCCTACCTATAATAGGTGGCAAGGAATGATACAGCGTTGCACTAATCCTAAAAGCAAATCGTATGAGAATTACGGCGGTAGGGGAATTAAGGTTTGTGACAGATGGTTAACCTTCAAGAACTTCCTTGAGCATTACGAAGTAGAGAAGGCTCCCTGGTGGAAGTTTCAGGGTTGGCCAAAGATTAAAGGGTTTACAGTGATTCCAATGGCACCTTTGAGGAAGATATGAAAGAGCTAATCATCCTAACTGCGGTCTGCGTCGGCCCCTGGCTTCTCATCGGCGTTTGGTACAGGGTTAAAGAGTATGTGTACACCTTCATCCGAAAGCACTTTCAAGGCAATCCATTCAATGAGTAAAACCTTTTTCACCTCCGATCTTCACTTTGGTCACAGAGGCATTCTGAAGCATTGCAGTCGTCCATTCGAATCAGTCGAAGAGATGGATGAAGGGCTGATTTCTCGCTGGAACGAGTCAGTCAGTACTGAGGATACGATCTATGTTCTTGGCGACCTGTCGTTCTACGGCCTGGCTAAGACTGTCGCCATCGTCAAACGGCTGAACGGCAAGAAACATTGGATCACGGGCAACCATGACAAGGCATTGATGGGTAAAGATGAGATACGAGCCTTGTTTGAGTCGGTCACAGCCTACAAAGAAATCAAGGTTCAGATAGTCGGTCAGGACACGGCAAGCGTTGTGATGTGCCACTACCCGATGCTGACTTGGAATAAAGCACACTACGGCTCATGGATGTTGCATGGTCATTGTCATGGAACGCTGAAGCACCCGCATGAAGGTATGCGACTCAAGGATGTGGGCGCGGATACGAATGACTTGAAACCCTACAGCGTCGATGAGATCAACGAATGGATGCAAGGCAGAATCTATAATGAAGTGGATCATCATACAACTAAGGAGAATCAATGAGCATAAAAGTAATCAAAACACGCTTGGACTTTGAAAAGGTATGGCTACCGATGCCAAAGGAGTTAGTTCTATCTGAGCGTAATCCCAACTACATTCAGTCCCTAGTGGTCGGTATCGTTTCCCCCATCTGGAATCTGCCCTACATACTTGCCGCCAACATCATTTGGCCGTTCATCAAGTCCATCTTCGTAACTGTGAGTTATTTGGCATTGTCGATCTTCGGCGGTCTGATCGGTAGGGCTCAGGGTCGTAGAATCTCCAAGATCGAGACACTGCCTTTGACCGATAAAGAGATCGAGGCAGAGCTGGACAACATGCTTAGGGACACAGGTTATATCGCAGTCAAAGTGGACACAGTACAGAAATTAAAGCTCCTGCAAGAAGCTAAGGAGAATGTGATAGTTCACTAGCTATTCCTGTAATCGGTCTATACACTTAACTCAGTAGCAACTTATTTGCAAAGGGGAAGAATATGAGATTTATCGTGGATATTGAATGTGAGAACGAGGCGTTCGAGGATGACAACTTGGGCTATGAAGTCGCTGGTATCTTGAATGAAGTAGCAAGCGATCTGGAGCTAGGCATTCTCGAGATCCCGCAACTTCATGACACCAACGGCAATCGTGTCGGTTGGGCTGGGTTCATTGATGGCAGTACAGGCGCTTCGTACAACGCCCTCAAAGACTGCCTGGCTCAACTACTGAACGAGTACGAGGAGGGCATGGAGTGTGACCCACCTGATGCCGTTCTTCGAGCACGCCGACTGCTCAATCGCCCATGAACATCTTTGTAGTCCATCGGAACCCCGTGATTTCAGCGCAATCATTGGCTGATACTCATGTAGTGAAGATGATCCTCGAGACTGCCCAGATGCTCTCGACAGTTCTCCAGGCGTATGGCGTTCCGACAACTTACAAGGCGACTCACGCCCATCACCCTTGCACTGTTTGGGCAAGTAAGTCAGCACAGAATTATGCATGGCTACTCAAGCATGGATTGGCATTGTGTGATGAGTACACCCACCGCTACAAGCGGACGCACAAGACGGAAGCATTGCTTCGTGGCGAGCTTCACGCTCTACCGCCAGGCATTCCCGTGATCGGTCGGACGGAGTTCGCTCAGGCCATGCCTGAAGAGTATCGCAACGAGGATGTAGTGATTGCTTATCGGACTTACTACATCAACGCAAAAGCATCAATCGCCAAGTGGACGAACAGGGATGCGCCCGCTTGGTTTGAATACAAACTTCCCGAACTTAATACATAGGAACAATCATGAACGATTTCTTAACTCAGGCGTGTGGTTGGACAGTCTTAGTTGTCCTCTCCGCAGTAACAGTAGCGGTTGTCGGATTTACTATGAAGATGTACTACGTCCTATTCATGTTGGGCTGGCATTTAGTATGAGCAAGTCCAGTGAGATTGTCTTTCAAGGATTGATGAAGAAGCTAGGCGTTGGCGATCCGAAGGCACCGAAAGAAGAGGCGTACATGGAAGATGTTTTCATCACCGACCCTCTTCACATTCTGGCGCCAAACGGAAAAGCCTACATGACGATGGATGTTCGGATACGACCCCAGTTCGGCAAGCGGCCTGCAATCTGTCTCCAGCTCGCTTCGTACCCCGATATGCAGATCATGTTGGACGCAGAGGTTCTTGAGGAGATGGTGGACAACATGGTTTACATGGAAGCGGTCTACGAAGATTGGCTACAGGCTCAGGAGGCGAAGAAGAAAAATGGCGAATAAACACATCGACAGGGAAGGGATGCCAATCACGCAAACACAATGGCATGCCCTTGCTAAAGATGAGAGCTATGTCAAGGTTAGGCGGTTCGACAACGGCAAAGTATTTGCGGAGCTTCTTTGGTACGGCGCCATACCTGAGAAGGATGTTAGGAATGTACTGCCTGAGTTCTACAAGGTTTACTCTCTGATCGTGAAGAACTACAGGGAAGATGGCTCATTGGTCTATGACCCTGCG